TCCTGTAGGACCTGAAGCACCAAATACACCACTCGCTCCTGTTGCACCGCTTGATCCCTGCGCTCCGCTTGCTCCTGTAGGACCTGAAGCGCCAAAAACTCCACTTGCACCCGTAACACCAGATGAACCTAGTGCACCACTCGCACCTGTAGATCCATTTGATCCATTGACACCTGAAGCTCCTGTAGGACCTGAAGCACCAGGTATAGCGGGTATTGCCTGTAATGTAGTTGTAACGCTAGATGGATTTGCACTTCCAAATTTTAGTTGTAAATAACCATTTTTTACATTTGGAGCACTAATAGTTAACTTGACTGCGTATGAATACGAGGAATTCTGTAATGTAAAGTTCGGAACATATACATTTGTAGTACATATATGGCTATACGTGTCAATTCCTGCCACGAGATACACTGGTGTATCGCAAACCCATTCTATCAAAGAATTGTTACTATCGCGAAGTTGTGTGCCTTGTCCATCAATTGGTATTACTGAAACTACTATCTTAACATCACCTGAAGTTTCAGTTAATGAAGTGCCATCATACGTTGTCAAATTAGCATAAAAGTTGACACTCCAAATACCGCCAATCATATTCAAAAATGGAACAAGGTCCGGCAGGGCTTTTAAAGTAATAGATCTTGAGTAATTAGGAGAGGAAGAAATTTGTATAGGTGTATCTGGTCCAGGACGTATGCTTGGTGAGGCCAGTAATGCATAATTGCCTGCATTGTAATCAAAATATAGAACCTTGCCTATGCTTATTCCCGGCGTTCCTTGTGTACCCGTAGGACCGCTGGGACCGGTGGGGCCGCTAGAACCAATAGGACCAGTTGGACCCGGCGGACCTGAAGGCCCCGATTGTTTTGCTGGAACTCCTAGATTGAAGAACCCGCCGTCGGGGGAATATCGCACTAGCGCCATTTATTTATACTTTAGCAATACCGTATATTTGATCTTGGCTATTAATTCCGCCAGATGATACCTGAATCGCCTCCTTTGGAACGATTAATGACTGTGAGTCAGAGCCACCATTGTGCTTTTTAATACGACGAATGGTGCGACGACGTGACTTGCGCGAACGTTTTAAAGTCTTTCGGGGCATTTCTTTGCCTTGAGTAAAGAAGAAGAATGAAAGACGATGGTGTTTTCATTCTAATTATTATTGTTCTCGCGGTTGTAGTTATTTTTATAACACGTCCTCATATTGAATTTATGACCAATAAAGGTCTAGTAAGTGTATTGCAAACTCATGATGTAAAAAAGAAGAAGAAAGATGAGCCATCTGAATTAGAAATTTATGGACCTAAGGCGGAGAAGGTTGTACCTTCGTCAAACAGTAATAAATCTGGCGATAATACCTCCGGATCATATCCCGATATTTACGGACCCGATATTCCTCAAACTCCCGGTACAAAACCCAAACCAATGCCCGGTAAGCATACATCTGATCACGTAGATGACGAAACATATGATTTTAACCCTGATCTCCAAAAAGCATTTCCAACCGAAGGTCCTCCGCAACCCTTTTTAACAGATTTCTCTAAGTTCCAGCATTAGAAGTAAGTATGTTCGGACTCCAAAACTTTCGAGGAAGTTGTTGGGTAAATGCTTGTCTACAAGGAATTTTTCGAATTCCTGATGTACAAACGCGGTATAACAATGGTATATTTGAAACAAATAATGTCCTTGATGAATGCTTATGCAAGATTTGGAAAACAGGAGGAAATGAAGGATTAAAAGAATTTTTTCAGGCAGCAAAAACTGTCCACATGCCAACAGGAGAAGGAATTGGAGATAGCCATGAACTTTTACAACACTTATGTGATCGTATACCTTATCTAGATAAATTGTGTCGATTCAAAATTGCAGATTCTGTTCAGTGTAATTCGTGTCCCGAAAAAGTTGTAAAAGAAGATAGTGTGATTGAATTTGATATTACCACAACCAGGCAAGATACACCTATTCTAGAATGTATACAAAATGTTGTAAAGCCTGTAAAAATTGACGAATGGAAATGTGAAAAGTGTAACAAACTTGGATGCACTACAAATTATTTAATCGGTTCATTTCCACGAGTTATGGTATTTCACGTTAGATCAATTAACGGTTCTGTTGGTTATTCAAGCATTCTTGTACTAAATCAGCAGAAATATGCACTCATTGGAATCATTTGTTATAATGGTTCACATTGGTGGTCATATGGAAGAAATTTACCACCGGGTTCGTCTTGGTGTAAGATAGATGATCAACATGTTCAGAACTACGGGCCCAAACAGTTTCCCGTTTCAACTGCTATGAGAATGTTAATTTATTATCGGCTAGAAGAATAATGTTGCCGTATCCGACAATCTTAACAATCTCAATTGTAGGAGTTGTGATGGCCTGTATTTTTGTTTTCATAGGTACAGGTAGTATATCATCAGTTGTTGTAATCATGCTACTCGCAGGTATTTTGTTTTACCTTCTTCAGAAGTTTGGAGTGTTTACAGTTGATTTTTCTAAAACAGGATTAGATGTTGGATTTCACGAAACACCCGCATCTCCGGCTCCGGCATCTAAAATAGCTTCTATGAAATCAATTGAGAAGAAAGAGGTATTTTATGTGAGTGGAAATAACTATACATACGACGAAGCACCTGCATTGTGCGCTGCGTATGAAGCCGATCTTGCCTCATATGATCAGGTGATGGAGGCATATTCCGGTGGTGCCGAATGGTGTGGTTACGGATGGACACAAGGCGGTATGGCATTATATCCAACACAACAAGCCACGTGGGAAGCTTTACAGCAAGAAACGGATCAGTCAAAGCGTACCGGATGTGGCCGTCCTGGTGTAAACGGTGGTTATTTTGATCCTGCTACAAAGTTTGGTGTCAATTGTTATGGAGTCAAGCCGGGTAATAAATATGTAAAGCTTCCTCTACCACTACCTGGTACAGATACAGCGGCATTCAACAACATGGTAAATAAGTTTCGATCAATGATCGGAAAGATCACATTATCACCATTCAATCGCGATGCTTGGTCTGAGCTGAAAGTTTCTGCTCTCAAGACAAATGAGCACACGCAATTATCAGCTGGACACTCCGGTAAATAGACCGATTTTCGTTCCAGGTGATGAAGAGACAGGATTTGCGCCGGTTATAAATCCACCTCCATCATCACAACAAGACCAAACTCACCGAAATCTAACATGGTTGCACCACAAACCGCAAAACCATGCTATTTTTCCAGTAGCCACACAACCGGTGAAGATAGGAAAGAAAAAGTAAATGTGAAATACAAAGATGATTGAACTTGCACTTTTACTAGGACTTGGTGCCGTCGGATACGCACTTGCTGTTCAACAGCCGACTACAGGCGAACAGCGGGAAGACTTTACATCATCGGCTCCTCGTCCTACCGAAAGTCATTCTGATAATGTAATTCACTCTCAGCATCAACAGGGTCACAATAATGAAGTGCCATTCTTTGGTGCTGCTCTAAAGCAGAGTACATATTCTGGTGGTACTGATAGTATTCTAGACCATCACACAGGGGCTGGTAAAGAATACTTCCAGAAGAGTGAAACAAAGTCATTTTATGACGCTAAGCCTGCAACAGGTAATCCGTTCGGCAATGCTAATGAATCCGATTTCATGCAGTCCCGTATGGTTTCCGGTCAGAACATGAAGAATGTATTTCCCGTTGAACAGGTTCGTGTTGGTCCTGGTGCGAATGATGGTTACACCAATCTGGGTAAGGGTGGTTTCCAACAGGATCAGCTCCGTGAGTATGAGCTTCCCAAGACAACCGATGAAATTCGTACGGATACTCGTCCTAAGTTATCATACACTCAGGACCCGGTACCCGGTGCTTCGCAGATCACACAGCCCGGTATTCAGGCCGAGGTGAACAAGAACAAGCCTGATCGTTTTGTTCTCTACGGTCTAGAGCGTGCCAATACCGCCGTCGGGGCCCAAACTGCTGCTCGCATGTATCCTGAACAACCCATGAAAGAAACGTCACGTGCAACAACAAGTGTAGCATATAACGGCCCGTCGGGTGGTAATGCTATTTTCTCATCCTACATTCGTGCATTTACTGAGCCTTATCAGGAATTCATGAAGCTAACAACAGAGGGCCGCCCTGGCCCAGCTGGTGCACAGGGTACCGGGGTTGCCCCTGGTGCTGAAAGCTACTCGATCCAGACAAAGAAAGATGAAACTGTTTTATCCGACGCCACTCGTATTAATCCACCGATCCAGCGCGTAAATGCCCACGCTGATAGTCTTGGTTCGTTCCGCTACAACGAGCCTCTACAGCAGGATATACTAGTTGATCGTAATCACCCGTCAATCTTAGACGCTCACACAAAGAATCCGTATACACAGAAGTTAACCTCTTTCTAAACAATGGAGGCAATTCGTGAACAATTGGTTTATAAAGAAGGAAAAGTTCTAATTTGTATGAAAGAGTTAAAACCGGTAGAACAATATGAAGTAATTCGTCTTTTGCTGGCAACACGCACAAAAGACGTTTTAATTTGTAGCCACGATTCGACGAATGAATATATTAATAAATTAGTTCAAAAACTTAAATTAGATACGACGACGTGTAAAGCGACGACTACGCAAATGATTGCGTAATGTTTGATTATAACCACCCGTTTTAGTTCTAACAGTTCCAAGTTTTCTATCAAAGCACTTATCACCCACCTTTACAGCAGGGTTTCCGCACTTCTTAAGACCGTAATTCTCTTTTGAAACTGATGAGGATTGGTCTTCTGTTGATTTATTATTTTTATCATCGCTTATTTTTGCCTTCTCATACTCTTTTGCAAGTTCGACATCCCGTTCTTTCAATAGAGATTCGAGCTCTTTTAGTTTATTAACAGAAACAAGCTTTTCGAGATTTTTATCAAATTTGGCTTTTGCTGCATCTTGTAGAGTTTTACTTTCTTCATATGTTCTCCGTGTATTCTCCAACTGTTTGATCATTTCATCTTTGCGTAATGATTCCTTCATCATCTTTCGTTCCTTTTCACTTTCTTTTTGCTTCATATACGCCTTCGCTTGCTTCACATTTTCACCCATTTTGTAATCTTTACGCGTTTTATCTGCTTCAAGTGCATCTTTGTTTCTCTTATCAATATCACCCTGTATTTGATCTAAAAGTGATAAAACACTTATTGTATCGGGAGGCAGTTCTTTATTTATTGATCCATATTTTGTAATTGACGAAGAATTTGGAAGCTCAATCGATCCGACAAATAAGGAAGCAAGAATTAGATCATTTTCGTCAATAGGAGATTTTTTTTCTACAAAAGTTTCGAGATTTTGAAGTTGCTGTGCAGTTGGTTTGGGAAGAGTTATTTGGTCAGGATCTATCAGGGCTTGTATTATCTTAGTATTAATAACAGCATTAGCAGAGTCAAGTGTTTCAATTGCATTGAAATCGGTTACCCGTATTATTTTACCATTAATACGAACACCTCGTTTGATTAGGAATGCTAGTGTGTCAACAAGCACTTTCTTGTCTATTTTCACTTTATTAATTTCTTCATTTGTTATTTTATTTACCGCTGTCATTTTTAACCACTTTATAATCTTTGAAAGATTTATAAGAATCTTATCAAATTCTTTATCTCCTAATTGAAAATCGTAGACCACTCGTAATACATTTTTAAAATGAAAGAATGTATATAAACTTCCAGTTTCAAAGTACTTGACGATATGGTTAATGTCTATAGAATTATTAACTTGATCAATTAATTTGGAAATCTTTTCATCAAACACGTATGTTTGTGGAACTATATTTGATACTTTGGTAAATACAGATTTAACAATTTGTATATTCGGCTTGTTTGTTTTTTTATCTATACTGATAGATTCACATAGTATATCAACAAACTGTTTAATTGATAAGGATGAACCTTTAAATACAATTTCTGCAATATCCTTGTCTGTTATTGCTGTCTTTCTCGGAACAGTGCGTAACCACGATTTAACTGTAAGTACCTTTGTAGTACGTTTGTTATTGATTGTTTCAATTTTGGTATTAAATTCGTCTCGCTGTGGCAATGAAATAACACCGTGAAATGCTGTAAAAAATTTCTTCATTTTTTCTAGAATATCAAAAGTTATTGTAGTTTTGTTATCCTTGAATGGTCCATTCTCAATGATGCCACTCCATGTTATATCTTCTTTACTACGTTCTCTCAGTTCAACAATTGATGATATAATATCAAATGCAGCAAAATCACCCATGGTACCACCATGCTGACTACCTCCTACAGGAGCTTCAGGAGTATGGGGCTCTAGCGGAGCTACAGGTTCGAGTGGTGCATGGGGGGCTTCTGGACCTTCGGGAGCTTCAGGAGTAACAGGTCCTACAGGAGCTCCAATCATACTAGGGTCTTTTATGAAAAAGTCAGCTGTTGTGGCGGATAGTCTCGGTACAACCTTAGGAGGTTCCTCCTTTGCTTTTTTTTCAATGATTTGAACATATTTATCTAAAAAAATATCTGGAGTTATTTTAGTATTTCTACGAAAAAAATCTTCAAGTAGGACATCTCCTATTGCATGTATTACAATTTTCTTCTTCACTAAATTATCAATCCAATCAGAAATTGTCTTTAATTCAACATCAGATTCTGGTTGAGGAGGATCTACATTGCCACGAGGTTCTTCTTTGTATATTTTTATTCTCAAATTCTTTATTTCCTCGCCGTAATCCTTCCTTTCTTGGCTACCAGGTATCATAGACTTCCAAATAGCAGTTTTTTCGTCTAATTCCTTTTTTTCGGCCACAGTAGGGTTTCTACCGCCAACAGTTTGATTTTCTTCAATTGCCGGTTCTTCAATCGGCAGTACATCATCTTCGATTGGATAAATTTTGGATGCCATGTAGGCGGAACCCATCGATGCGAGGCTACCCGCAACGAATGAGATCCCATAGACCGCGCCTAACGATGCCATAGGATTCCTATTGTATGTAGCAAAGATGTTTCATTTGGTTCAGGACAACGTAGAACGTGTTCAGAACAATTTATTATCCGTGAAGTCATTTCGCGACTCTATCTTCTCGTGGTGGTGGAATGTTATTTTGTTAGTATTAGTAGTTGGATCATTTGGATTCTTTTTATATAGTAGTCATGGAACTGCTCCTGAAGAGCCTAAAAAGATACCCTTTACTGCAAACCCATGGCTAAATGCCGTAAGAAATGTTCCCACTAATGATTATGGACAGTCTCCTCAAATTGAAACTGGATCTGGTGTACAGGGGCGTATCGATCGATCAAGCGCGTCGGCGTTTTGAATTGCTTAAAGCAGAACCTTCAAAGGAACGAGACGTTCCTGTGGTCAACAAACGTCGCAAGCTAAGAATTCCTGTGACAGAAGATAAATGAAGTCGGCTTCAGCATACACAAACGCTGTAAGAGTAAAGGCGGAAGCTACACTCTTAAAGGTTCAATTTCCCGGACGAATTGCGGTTAATAATTTACCACTTCATGCAGCAACAGGTTGTCCTTCTGTATTATTTAATCAAATTAGATATACATCTATTGCAAAATGTTTGAAACAACCAGTAGGTGGAATACCGTGTCGAAATTAAATTTCACGTAGTTTCTCAAATAACCCAATATTTAAAATCTGTTTAATTTCAAGAGTGATTGAAAAATCAGCTCCTCTTAAGTTTAACTGATTTCCATATGGGTCAATTAGTTGCATTTCAATACGGCTAATGTCAATAGGTTGTTGAAAGAATATCTCCTTTGTCGTTGAATTTGAACTGTCTGTATCGAAGAATAGTGTATTCTTAGGACCTGTTATCAATAATTTAGCAAATGCATTGAAATGGGCATTATTATAACTTTGGTGTTGTACAACATTCCAATCATTCAATACTAAATAGACATAGTTATTTGCTATAGTCGTCGGAATGTTTTCACATGTATATGATGATGAACCTGTATATGAATTTTCTGCATATCCTAAGTGATACCCTAATCCATTACCATATGGATTTGTTTCATTTGTAAACTTCATATCAAACACTCCATGACTGTTAGCAATTGTAATTAAATTTGTGATTGGTTCATATGTTACTGTAAAAACATCAGGAGATGGAAATAGAGCAACGATTTTTGATTGTAATGTTGAAGCTAGTAAAGCTGGTGTTGAATAATTACCATTAGGAATTGTGACTAATTTTGTACCATTTGATGTGGTTTTTATAGTAACAGTTGTATTATAATACACTGCAGCATCAAACTCATAGAATACATTAGGAAATTCAACAGATGTTAACTTTACAGAGTAAACATTGCGAATAGGTGTATGCGTTTGCATCACATAATGAGCTGGATCAGAAGCTATATAACTGTTTGGTTGTTCATTTGGGGGTGAAATTGTAAACGTAGGAACATGTGGATTCATGTTTGGAATAGAATATGCACGGAAACGGCTATCAATATTTAATACAATTGTCTTCATATCTTTTTCATGACGAATACTCAATTTACTTTTGTCATCAAATTGATTTGATTTAGGAATCGTTTCAGGATGCCCACGGTTACCCCCAAACTTTTTGAATGCGTCTGGATCAGATATCTCATGTCTTTCATAATCGTGTTCTTCATTACCACCAACATCTGGCTCTTCTTCTGTAAACTCTTCGTGTAAGTTCTCATTCTCCCTGTAGGTTTCTGCTAATAATTCTTGATATGTCACAGATGCCATTGTTCTTCTTCATGTAAAAATGTGAAAGTCTTTATTTTGCTATAAAATAAGAATGCTGTCGGCAAGTCAGTATACAAGTCAATCTAAGCTTGTAGTATGTCCAGGTCCATCTGGTCCACCCGGACCATGTGGTCCTACGGGTCCACAGGGACCACCTGGTTATTCAACCGGTCTTATTTATTATTTCGCGATTGGTAATCAGTACGGTAGTGGTACTATAAAAGGACCTCCTGGGTTTACGATGTCGCAAACTATACCACCAACTCCAGCCAATACGAATGCTAACTATCCTCAATACTATGGTTATTATTCTGAAAAAGTGATTTCATCTACTCCGCAAAATAACATTCTTCTTGCTACATTTAGTGGAACTCAACCTACAAATGTAACAGCTATCCCACCCGGAACATGGAGTTTTTCATTCAATGCGTATTCATTTTTAACTGCAACGCCAGCTACAGCTGTTTCATCTAAAATGTACATAATTTTTTATAGGAATGATAAAACAACCGCCAATATAATAGGTACTACGATTTCCAGACCGATTGCAATAAGCGGATTATCTGATGATGCTTATCATATAGTCATTGATATACCAAGCGCGATATCTGTTTCATCATCTGATAAATTATATATTGATTTCTATGTTGTAAGCGCATCCGTTGGAACTACTCTACAATTTTGGACTGAAGGTGATTCTTTAAGTGAAGTTATAACAACATTCGCACCTCAATCAGGACCTTCAGGACTTCCCGGGCAAACCGGTGCTACGGGACAGTCGGGTCCTACTGGACCAATTGGATTACCTGGAATCCCCGGAGCTCCTGGAACTATTATGCCACCTGGTTCAATTGTTCCATATGCCGGAATATTCGCGCCAATTGGATGGCTATTATGCGATGGTAAGTTATATGATAGCGGTGATCCAGTTTATGCAGGATTATTCAGCATATTGGGGCAAAACTATTGGGGTACAGAAGGAAGACTGTTTCGTGTTCCAGATTTAAATGGAAAATTTATTATTGGAGCCTCTGGTGGAGGATTAGAATATACCGGTGCATATGGTATTTCAACTAAAGGCGGTGAGGCGCAGCATACCCTAACAGTCGATGAAATGCCATCACATACACACACTGTAAGTGCACCAACAACACAAAATGGTCAAAATTTTACTCCTGCTGGTAACATTTCAAGTATCCAGCCAGGAAATAGTACAATAACTTCTTCATCAACAGGTGGTGGGCAACCTCACAATAATTTACCGCCATATGTGGCTCTCAATTACATCATTAAACTTTAAGTTTCTTCAAGTCAGACAACCAAAGCTGCTTAGGTGTAGTTCCCTCTAGTTCAGCAATTCGAGACTTTAGTTCCACAAGTTCCTTCTCATGCTTAGTCGCATTTGTTAGTGTTAACGAAGCAATAGGAAGATTCATCAGATAATCATACGATTCCTTGATGAGTTCAAACTTCTCTTTCTTAAGCAGAGCATCACATTCCTCGCGTGTTTTACGACGAATATCAGGAACCTGTTTCTCCTGACACTGTTGGCGAATAAATCGTACCACATTCTCATGATAGGGTAGTTTATCTTTAAGAGCCTTGAGCATGTAATCACGGCGCTTTCCATACAGTTCAAGTCGTACAACTGCAAACTCAGACAGAATCTCGTTTGGTGTATTGTACTTGTGAATGACGCATTTGGAATTAAATGCGTGCATGTTTGTTAGCTTGATCTTATCAGTCAACTGCTTCTCTACAGCAGAAGCATCTGCACCAAGTTTTACCTTCACAAGGATATCCATGTCAGTCGATGTATCGGTGAAGTCTTTGATAATTCCATCTGTAACCATCTTATCAAGCGTCTCGCGAAAGTCTGTAGTCCATGTTCCAACCGGAAGTTCCGTAATTGTCATCATATCCTTTTCAGTCTTCCAAACACCTTTGACAACGTAATCATTCTTTGCGTCTTTTGTGATTGTACCCCTGAATCCCTGATAGTAAGGAGTAAACTCACGCTCGAGGCCAGTTCCCTTCTCAAGCCACTCCGTGAGAGCAGATTTGAGTTCGGCGGGATTAAATGATGGAATATTTGTGCTATATCCAGTACCAATACCACGCGATCCGTTCACAAGTAGCATCGGAAGAATCGGGGCGTACCATTCGGGTTCTACAGGAGTACCGTCATCATCACGATACACGAGACAATCTAGATCATCTGCAGGTACAAGGTGCTGAATGTAAGGCTGTAGGAACGTATGAATATAACGGGGTGAAGCCGAATCCTTACCACCCTGTAGACGGGTACCAAACTGACCTTCGGGTACAAACCACGCAATATTATTTGAACCTACAAAATCCTGAGCCATAGCTACAATCGCTTCGGTTAGCGATGCCTCACCATGATGGTATCCAGAGTGCTCGGATACATAACCTGCGAACTGAGCTACGCGAATTTCAGTCTTCAAGTTTCTCTTAAATGCAGAGTATAGAATCTTACGCTGAGACGTTTTGAGACCATCCATTACATTCGGGATTGATCGCTCCAAATTGTAGTTTGAGAAGTGAATCAGATCCTTGTGTACGAACTCTTCATATGGAACACGCTGTCCTGGATTCGCGTTGATAATCTCGCTACGCGAATACGTCTTGAGCCAATCTTTGCGATCATCGGCCAAGCTTTTGTTGAAAGCTAATTCAATCGACTTATCACTGGATTCATCCGTATACGAATAAGGTACAATATTCATCGACTTGAAATAATCTTTCGCTTCATCTCGAGTTGAAGTACCAAGTCCCTTGTAGTACTTGACCTTCCAACCCTTAGAAGCATCAGTCTTTCGCCATTCCTCATAATCGTACTGTGTGTAGAATGACTTTACATTAGAACCTTTCGTTGCCTTTACGATTGGAGTTGCCATGTAGGTAATAAAGTTAGGAACCTGAATGAGTTCATGCCACAGCTCATGGAACATATTGATGAGCAGCCCACGAATGTGAGAACCGTCATAATCCTGATCCGTCATGATCAGAATCTTTCCATAACGAAGTGATTTGATATCCTTGTACTTCTTTCCAGATTCCAGACCTAGAATCTTCTTTAGATTAGCAACTTCTTCAGTCTGCTCTACCTTACGAACAGATGAATCTTTTACGTTCAGTAGCTTACCACGCAGAGGAAAGACACCGTAGAACTTTCGCTGTTCCTGTGATAGACCAGATAGAGCCATGGCTTTAGCTGAATCTCCTTCGGTTAGGATTAGCGTACACTCATGACTCTTTGCAGTACCAGCTTGAGTTGCGTCATCGAGTTTAGGAACACTAATCTTGCTATGTTTCTTACCATCAGTCTTTGAGTTTTCTTTGTTATCTTTTACATTCTGCTGCTCGAGTACCTTCTCGACCACGTTTAGCTTTGTTACGACCTTCTTGAGAAAGTCGTCGCTTAGCTTACACGATACCTTAGAAGTTAGAACTTCCTTGGTCTGACTACTAAACGAAGGATTCTCTACAAAGCAATGAATGAATACTGCTAGGGAGTCACGAACAAGCGCTGGCTTGACTTTGATTTTCTTCTTAGTCTCCAGATAATTCACAATATGCGAAACAACCTGGTTCGTAATTTCATCCACGTGCTTGCCGGATCTCGTCCAAATGCCGTTTACAAACGACACATTGAACGCCCGATCAAATGTACTGTCAGCGACTGCAATCTGCCAGCTCACCTGGGGAACGTCTGTGACGATGGCTGTATCTTTCGTCAGATACCAGGAAGCGTAAGATGTAAGGTCACGAAACTTAACTGGTGTGCCGCACCATGTAACGCGAACATCCTTTCCAACTGTCATTGCAAGGTCAAACACTCGTCGCTGAATGACCTTGAGTAGACCTTCGGGGATAGATGCATCCTTCCATCCAAATCGAGCAAAGTCAGGAGTCCATTCAATCTGAACATACGGCTTTACCTTTGCTGATTTGACAGACGGTTCACCGATTTTAGACATGTTGTTTTCGAACGTTTGTACATATTTGAGTTCACGAATTCCATCTACGACAGTGATCTTAAGCTGCTTAGCAAAGATATTCACGAGTTTTACACCGTAACCATTCTTGCCACCAACTAGCTTTTTCTCTTCCTTGTCGTAATTCGTAGACGTGAGTAGTTCACCAAAGATCATTTGGGGAATGTAAACACCATACTCGGGGTGTTTCTCTACATCAATTGACTCGCCATCATTCTTGATCGATACTACATTATCGGTGACACTAATATCAATTGCCTTTACAGGATTCTTTGAACCTTTCTGGCGAAGACGTACGACATGATCGTGTGCATTCACAAGCAGTTCATCAAAGAGTTTGTAAAATCCGGGATTGAAGTTTGAAATAGTCTCGAGTACAAAGCTCTCATCTTTTACAACAAATTGTTCATCGTTCGAGTTTTCAATGCTGCCGATGTAAGTATCGGGTAGTGATAGGATGTGCTCGCGGTGCGTGTGCTTACGATACTGCTTAGAAAGATCAGCCATTCTGTGTGCTTTTCTTTGATGTTGAGTCCATCTAAATTCGTTTTAAATATATAAATGGCTGGAAAACTTGATCTCCCTGACCCAAAAAATGAAACACCTAGACCTCAAATTCGCCAACGCAATGAAAAGCCTGCGCCGAAATCAACACAATATTCTGCAGTATTACCAGTTGCGGATTCACCCAAACCTCCGCCCAGTGTAGCTGATCAAGCTGAAGCTCATTCTAACAGAGAGAGACTAGAACGCGAATTTAACAAAGCAGCTCGCGGCGGTAAATCGCGTCGCCGTAAGACTAAGAAATCAAAAAAGACAAAACGTCGTCATATTAAATAACGATTTGTCAGAAGAAATGCAGTGTCCGATTCATCCCATAAATTATGATCTTTAAAACGCTGAACTTTTTCAGCTGTGGTTGTCAAATAGTTACAATGTACTATTTTTGCTTTAGAAGTTAAATTACGATTGAAGTATATTTCACCATTGGGATATTCTTCAGTTGACAATTTAGTTACAACAATACTAACGATTTGAGGATATATACGATTGAACGCATGTTGATCATTTACACCTTTATTCGTAGTTTTAGCTAACCAATCGATCGATTTTTGTAAAACAGATAATGAAAAATAGTTACTTCTTGCAAGAAAGAATCCGGTACATGCACCCCAAAGATCATCTTGCATTACAAAGTTGCCTCGCTTCGACATAATATCATTTAAACAGTCTTCAAAAAATACAATATCATTATCAACCCATAATACATCGCGATCAAGACCCATATTCATTTTAATCACTTCAAGTTTCTTCAGAGTGATAGAATTAAATTGCGAACTACCGTATATAGCAGCTTCTTTGTGACTGTCGAGAATATAACAATGAAATAAATGCATAGGAATTCCAGATTTCATAGCAGAGTTAAGCATATTTTTCATCATTGGTAGTTGAGCATCATTTGTCATACAAATAATTCTCATTTGTTTACAGAATACGCGATTAAATAAACTAAATGGTTGGTCGCAAGACAAAGGCTACAAAGAAAGAAGTAGATGTTGATGAAGCCCCTGTTATATTTCGATTAAAGGTGAATGAAGAAACGGCAGAACAGGTTATTCCAATTGGTGAAGTTGTTTCTTATGCCGATATCTTAACGTCAGTCGAAACATCTAAAGTATCGGAACGGTTTAACACTGACGTTCTTAAAAAAATCCTGGAAAAGGTAGTCGTAGAAACTTATTCAGAACATACTGCATGTTTTTGGTGTTGCAGTTCGTTCAGTTGGATTGCTACAGTTCTTCCAATTTCATATGATGTATATAAAAATATTTATTCATGTGAAGGACATTTTTGCTCTCCTGAATGCGCTCTAGCTCACCTATACGCAGATATTTCTGTTCCAGATTCTGTTCGTTGGAATCGCCATGCGTTGCTCTATCATCTGTATCGTGAACTTTATGTCGATAAAGATCTATCTCCTGCTCCTTCTAGAACTATCTTACGAATGTTTGGTGGCCCGTTAGATATTCAACAGTTTCGTGAATATACAAGTGGCAGTAATGATATTGTAATGTGTGAACTTCCACCAATCAGAATGCTCTTCCCATCAATGAACGTACAGGGACCTCTCAGGGATATCAAACGTTATGTATCGTTGTCTACAGATGCAGTAGAGAAGGCATCCGAACATCTGCGACTTAAACGCTCAAAAACTGTAAATACGAGTGTTCCAACTTTGGATATGTGTATTGCTAAGACGTAGGTTCGTCTTTCTTTTCGGGTATCACTTGAAGTACAACTTGTTCAGGTTGGGTCTCTGCTTTCGGAAGAATCATCTTAGTATTGCTCTTCATGCGACTCACAACACCAGAACCAGCAAGAGCGGCTAGATCTTGTTTGATAAGCGCAGATGTGTCAAGTTTGGGAGGAGATGAACGACGACGATTGACCTCTTTCTCAACTTCATCGCGAAGCTTAGGCTCTATCATTCTCTTGATGGCTTCTACACGTTTCTCTTCAATTGTCTTCTTTGCAATTGCCTCGGCTTTAGCATTAATTTCTGCCATATTCTCTTCTGCACTGTCATAAATCTTTGTCTTCTCAAGATTGTTGCAGACCTCGGGCTTCGAAATTTTTACAGACTTGAAAGTATATTCGAACGCTGCTATTACATCTTCTGGGATTGTAGGTGATGACTCAATTAAGCGATCTAACTCGGAGCGACAAACAAGCAAAAAATCCATACAGTTTTCGCGCTGAATACGAGGGAGTGCTAATTCAACCGATACTTTACGTTGTAGCTTACCCCAAGAAATACCAGCAGAGCGATGCGCTTCCATTCCCTGAGCATACTGTAAAAAATTGGCAATTGTGGTAACCATACCTGCAATTAAAGAGACACCACCCACACCGAGTTGCGCTACAGGTTGTAGATTTGGCGGAAAAATAGATGACATACCAAAATTAGCTGTTCCAGTTAGAGTCGAAAGAATAATAACAGGAATTGTAAATGCCATATTGTAACCTCGAAACTTCTTCTCTGTTCTATCGTGTAACCAACGATAGCAAGCCGCCTTATCGGCCCACTCGGCAAGTAATTCTTCCTCACTATCTCCCCAACCACCATTTACAAGATGTAATACTGGTCTCTTTACTTCGGGAACAGGTGGTTGTGCCATTATTTAGATACAAGAATCATTAAAATACAAACATAATGGAGTTTTTTGGAAAAAAGGAACAACGTCCTGTAGAAACTACACGACAGAAAAAAGCAGTGATCACATGCGATCACGTTCTACAAAAAACGACCACGCCAAATTCTTTGAGAATGGATGCAATCATTCATCATGTGACAACTATTCCTGCTATTAAGAATCTTCTTTGCGTTTCGCAGCACGATTATCTTCCGAATGTATTTGAAGCTGTTCAAATTGAAATCGATGTGTATTTTCAACTTACTGAACTAAAACACAAAGATGGCCAACTAGAAACAATTAAATTTGAACTCTTTTCATATGAACATGAAGTTCAATTTCTACAGGCATTTATTGATCGCTGTAACACTGACTTTGCTAGAAAGATGGCAAATAAACTCGGAACATCTCTTTATTATTTTGACATGATAACACAGAACAAATCTAAAAAGACAATACAAAATACTTTACCTAATACCCATCTACTGTATACTAAGCATCAGTTTCATACAACTCGTTCCTTTGATAATGTATTCTTTGAACAACGCGACAAGGTTCGTAATCATGTACAGTTTTTCCTGAGTCGCAAGGATTGGTATGAGAAGAAAGGTATTCCGTATACTCTTGGGTTTATGTTCCACGGAGAACCCGGGTGTGGAAAGACGTCTACAATTAAGGCAATTGCAAACACAGCTCATCGTCATATCCTGAATATCCATCTGTCGGAAATCAAATCAAAATCACAGCTTCGTCATCTTTTCTTTAATGATGAAATCCATGTGTATAATGGAACTATAACAGAAAGATTTATCATTCCTGTCCACGAACGTCTGTATGTAATTGAAGATATTGATGCAATGGGAGATGCCGTTCTAAAGCGCGAATGGAAGAAGCCTACTCCCGTTGAGAAGCCTAAAGAGAAGACTGGCGATGCGTGGCTTGATAACAAAGATCATGATGATGAAATTAAGGAACCGATTGATCTTTCATTTCTACTCAATTTGCTTGACGGAACGTTGGAAGCATCGGGACGTATTCTTGCTATTTCTTCAAACTTTCCGGAACGTATTGATCGCGCCCTTATTCGACCTGGACGAATTGATATGATTGTCCATTTCAAGAAGTGTAATCGCCAAATTCTTCGTGAAATGGTAACCAGTTTTTACGATAAAGAGCAAGATGACTGGACTACGGAAGAGCTTGACTATAAATGGAGCCCCGCTGAAGTAAACCAGATTCTTTTTCGAAATTTTGGAAATCATGATGATGCTATTCAAGAACTGAAAACTTTGAAGTCGGAAGACTTGTATGGGTTTACATCAGAGTAATTGCATTTGCAAGTTTATAAATATTTTGAATATACCCCCAAACACCTTCCTTTGATTTTGGAGACATTGATTCGATGTACTTCTTTAGTTTACCAAATACATTCATATCTCCGACTTCATTCTCGTATTCCGCGAATGAATACTGCATGAAAAAACCTTCATCCTTATTCATAATCTTTTCGGAGAACGGATTTGTCGCATCATAAATATTTTTAACAACCAAAGAAGGGTTTGTCATTTTTGCAAGTTTGACGGTATTTGCAAAAAGAGGAAAATCCGGATCATCAGGATACATTGAAATAAGTTCATCGGTAAAAATTCGTAGTTGTTCAAAAAGTGCCGTCATTAGGACGGTTTTTGTTGCCATTTGTTATATTACTTACGCGCGACTCCTGAAAATTCACTTTCACGCTGCTGTTCCATGAGTTTCATACGGGCCTTTACGTCTTCGTTTGATCCAGCCTTTTCTTTAGAGATTGTATTTTGAGATGTAGGTTCGGGAGGACCAGCCGCAGACCCACCACCTAAAAATGTATATAAACTTCCTCCCTCGCTTGAAAAATTTGTAGGAGTATCCCACGAAGAATATGCTTCTGTTAGACGACCAGATCCCTCAAACCCCCAAGCATTTAGGTCACCAACCTGAGTCTGAGCAGATGCTGGGCTCGTGTCATTCTTTGCAGGAAGTTCTTTGCGGGCATTCGTAGGTTTAGCAATATAACCATAAATATCCTTTCCAACAACAACATCTTTGGTCTCGGGGTTGTAGAGTGTGGGTACTGCCTTTAGAAAAGCAGGAATCTGATTTCGCTGCATCGTATCTACGAGAACAAACTTATAAAGTCCAACTTTATTGAGTGCCTTTAGCGTCTCAATTACTTGCTTTGAATTGGGACACTTATCACTGTAAAATAAGTATGGCTGAGACATCTCGTTATGACTTTTCAGGAAAAAAACGGATCAAACAATAACGAAATGGCAGAACATCAAATGGCGTCGATTGAAAATCTCAAAACGAGTAATCGTGGGTTTGAGCTATCGTGTGAGTTCGTAAATTTCCCAATTTCGTTTGTAAATGCGCTTCGTCGTATTCTGCTTGCAAACATTCCGACAGTAGCAGTTCAGAATGTTGAAATTGTAACAAACACAACTCAACTACCACACGAGATGCTTAAACATCGTGTAGAAATGCTACCAATTAATGTTCTCCCTTCTGATTCTGCTACAATCAAGGATGCAAAAATTGAACTACGAATCCTACCGTCGCAGGATGAAAAGACACGAACGATCACTACCGATGACTTCGTAGTACAGTCTGGACGCGAAGGGCTTCTAATGCGCGATCGTGATATCAATGAACCAATGCTGTTTCTTCGTGTACGTAAAGGTGAAGAGGTTCATCTAAAAGCTACACTTGGTGTTCTAACAGATACCAAGCATGTATGTCAGCTGTGTAATGTGGGATCGTGGTGGAAGGTTGACCCCGAAAAGGCCAAAGCCGCTCGTAAAGCATTTGAGGATGCTGGCAATGATGTACGTGAATTTGATAACTTTCTAGTTCAGAAATGTTTCTATACCAACGAAAAGGGTGAACCATATTGGATTTGTCTGGATATCGAAAGTATCGGTGTTATGACTGCAAAAGATGCTCTTCGTATTGCTGTAGAGATTCTACGCAAGAGAGTAAATGATTATGCTAAAGAGGCTCTGGAAAACATTCGACGTGAACAAGATAGGACATTTAGTGTTCTGACTAAAACTGGTGGTCATACGATAGGTGGTCTCTTTCAACAGGTTATCTACAGTGATATGAATACAACATATGTATCGTATGATATTGTACACCCCCTAAAGCCGGATCTAAAACTTCAATTCTGTACCGATAAATCACCGGAATCAGTGCTAAAGCTGGCGAAGGAATCAATTGAAGAATATTGTAGTCTTCTAGAAAAGGTTCTATAGAATAATAATGGCGGAGGTTATATCATTTGATCCTCAAAGTGAATTTGAATTATTAGATGAACCATTTGATTTTGAAGAAGAAGTTCAACGTTCTGAATCTGAACGTTTTTTTACATTGAGTGACCAATTAAATGATTGGTTTGAAAAGATGATTCCAAAAGATAAGAACATTTCTAAGTTTGAAATCAAACAACTTGCAAAAGAAAGAAGTCGAATGGAAGACGCGTATATGAATGCAGTTACAGTTACAGATACTGATTACAAAATTGATCGCACACGTACATCATTAAATGTTCCATGGGTAAAAGGTATATACGAAGATTTTCAATATAATTCATATTCATTTGAAAAAGATTGGGTACCGCTTCTTGCTAAGGAGAATTTGTATGTTCCGCAGTATTACAACCGTATGATTACAGCATTGCCTCGTCCATTCACAACTACTGGTACAGAAGGAGTCTTATTAAAGACCGATGAAACAGTTGTAAATGAGAATGGGGAAAACTCAATCCACGCTCTTGGAAACTACAGCCGCTCTAAAACAGTAATACATGAAGATGGTACACTTGATATCGCATTAGCTCAAATAGGAAATACAAGTGATAACATTCGCATAAAAGGTTATTTTCTAGAAAAACGTGAACTTGAAATTCCTAACCCACTCGCAGATCACCCATTTCTCGCATCAAAAGAACAGTCTAAAATCATAACAAATGAGTCACTTTTGGATATTTTTCCAACAATTCAGACTATTATGACGCATGGTGTTCCCACAACAACTGATCCATATGGTGAAGGAATGCGTTATCTAAAGGTGTATGATGTGAAACTTTCTGAAATTCACTGGGATTCATGGAAACATAACTTCCCCGCAGTTCATCCGATTACTGCAACTCCTCCTATACTTTCTGTAACATTTCCCCAACAAGAAACCGATACACAGCCATCTAAATCTTTACAGGAATCATACACATCTGCATGGGGTGATGGATTGGCGCCTCGTTTTTGGCTTATGAATCAGGAAGACGGTGGTCTATTTGTTTCTAAGATGTTACTATCCAAAGCAAATGAACATGGTAATGTTGCTGTTATTCCTATAGAAGCTCAACCTCCTACACAGTATCCATTTTCAACGCCGGAAGAATGTTACACATTTGATACATTTGAAGCGTTAACAGAGGCAGGCGTGTACCGTTCGCCTGAATGGTCTAAACTAAATAAGGCAATTGATGATAGAGAAAAGGGTAAACTAGTGGATGATCCTAGAGGAACATGTGTATCAGTTGGATTTATACAAGAAGAGCAAAAGAAGCTTATTTCCAATGGAAGAATTCCATGGAATGAAGAGATGGGTCATAAAATTATAGAAGATCATGTAAAGCTACTTAAGAAGTTTCAGAAATTACCTGCTAAGAATGTTCAACATGAAAAGTTTGAAAAGTTTGAAAAGAAAAATAGTTCTGAAAATCGAAAGCATGTTCTAGCTATTTTAAATGACACTCAGCGAACAGACTTAGATAAAGCGACTGATATAGAAAAATTACTATTAACACTATATTTGAAAAATAAAGTATATACCGATAAAGAAGAACTTTTTGTAGCATGTCAGCATACAATTGCTATCTTGAAAGGTGAACTAGAGGAAAATATTTCCGAATTCTATGATGAATGGACAACCATAATTGACGGAACAAGAACATGTAAGTACTGTGGTGAAGAAGTCAACAAAGACGTAGTTATAGCGCAGGACGAGTTTGACAGCAACGGTGCTGTACAAATTAATTATGATGTCCTTACAACGAACGAATATCATGGTGAATCTCAATTTAGTTCATTTGCAGGATCGTTGCGAAATATTCAAAAAATGTTTATAGTTGGTCGAACGAGTGAAGATATTTTGTATCTTCTACTTTCTCTACTTCAAATTCTACCGGAAGATAAACAGCTATTGCCAATTCTTCAAACAGTTCGTGAAGTTGCAGAAAGTGTGCGTAGATCACCAAAGATACCTCAAACAGGTAAGGATCGTGTTGAAGGTATTCTTGGTATAATTGGGTGTGTATTTTTATTACAGATCCATAATCCTTTCTTATATCCTCGTCGTTCTGTTTCAAAATTAACTGGATTTCCGCGAGATTCAGATGATCCTAAAAAGGCAGATGTTATATTCTCTGTAATGGCTGTGTTAAAGACTGTATATGAATCAAGTCCTAATTTGTTTAAGGGTCCTACGACTGAAATATTCAAGGAAATCGTAAATAATCCCCGCAAGATAAAGGATGAGGCTACACGCTTAATGACTCCATTTATAACCAAGTTTAAAACACAACTAGAAGAAGCTAAAGTTCGATATGAAGAGACCATTCCAACTGAAATTACAAAAAAACAACTTATTGAAATACCCTTAATACACAGTAATAAGACAGAATATAGCGTTGTGGATGTCAAATCAAAAGAAGAATTACCTGCAGTTTGTGCAGCGCCGGCACCTCATGTATTCTTTGAAGGTTCTAAACCAGTATCTGTTATGCAAGGTGTTCTAAAATTACGCGATAATATGCAACAATCTGATCAGGCAATTGACGTGATTGGAATGTCGGTTGATGTACATACTTTTAAATTTACAGAAGCTGAAATTCGCAAAATGAAAACAGGCGGCATTCCCAAAGCATTCTCAAAAATGGAAAAACTAGTCAAGTTTTTAAATTCAAAAGAAGATTCCAATTCTTTCTTAACATTCTTTAATCGTCTACTTGATATTCTGTCAACACAAAAGTATGACCTGAAAGAGTTAATCGATTATAGAACAAAGGCTATATATCTAAAATCAGATAAGTCATTAACAAAAGATATTGCAATAGGACTAATATACGAATTGCTTGAGAAAATAGGAAAGTCTGCGGCTCTTGTAAAAGTTATAGCTGAATCTGTTAAAAAAGATGTTGTATTGCAGATGATATTCTTAACAAGTGAAGAAGCTGTTCGAGAGAATGAGGCACTACGTACGGCTGAACGCGAATCGCTCAAGAAGAAACTTCGTACGATGAATGATACATCTCGTGAAATTACAAAAATGTTATTGGACATCGGTATAGCTGATTTTCTCATCACGAATGCTGATCGTGAGTTCTTTGCTCGTCAGTATGCGAACACAAAAACAGAACTTGAAGAAGCAAAAGAAGTTGATGGTGATATACCAGAAGAAGGATACAACGACACACGCGATTATGTAGAAAATGGCGATATCCCTCGTGGAGAAGGAGGTGTTGAACTACAAGTTGACTATGGTGATTATGGCGACCGCGCTGTTCGTGATTACGATGATTACGCAAATGTAGGTGGTGTGATAGATGATGGCGAGGGATTTGGAAACTAGTAAAAATGGATTTATAGTGGTATCAGTGTAGTTTAATTAAAAATGACTTCAATTCCTTTCACTGTAAATACAACTAATAAAGGATTGTGGCGTACGTTGGCCAATAACGAATATGAAGACAGTATGCAACCTATTACCGAAATTATTGATAATTCATTTGCAGCAGAATCTACTGTTATAAAAATAACTCTAGATTTTGAAAACAGCAGGGGTTCAGTTGAAGATAACGGAAAAGGATTTCCAGTAACCCCTGAAGAACTATCGCGGTGCTTTACATACTCACCGGACACACGAGTTCAAACAAATTTGAATGAACATGGTTGTGGTCTAAAGTCATCTCTTGCTATTCTCGACCCACTTGATGAAACGTGGGGAATCGCGTGGAAGAATCAAAAGATATTTCAAGTTAGAGCGCCATATTCTTCAATGACACATAACGCTAAGGAAATTGACAACTGGCCTGGAAATATTACTGATAAAACTGGAACTCTTATTGAGTTTCCTGTTCAGAAAAAGCAGTTCAGTTCCCTTTATTCCAAAAAAGGTACTTCAATGGCAAATGTAATGACAAAAATTAAAGAAGAACTAAGTCAGTATTGGATGAGGTATCCGAAGTTTGCAAATGGTATTATCAAAATGTATCTGAACGAAGAACAAATTATTCCATTTGTAGTTCCACATGATGACACAAACTATGTCTCTTCTGTAAAGAATTTCAGCTGTACTCTCTCATCGGGAGCAAAACTGGAAGGAAGTCATTACGTAATTGCACAACATATTCCAAATTCGTGGTTTCGAAAGACAATCACTGCAAATGGTATTTATATGTTTAAAAATGGTCGAATGATTCAAAAAGTTACATCTGGATCACTCTATAAACAAATTACACAGCTTGATGTAAATACAACTTTAAATGGTAACATTGCTGTTGTAAATGTATACGGTGAACAGAAAGATCTACCAATTACGGTTCCTACAAAGAATAAGTTCAAGCCGAGCCATAACCCAATCTTTGATGAGGTTATTAAGATTCTCCAGAAGGAGATTAAATTTGAGGCTACAGTTGAAAAGCATGAATCGGAGGAATCACTTCTTTCTAAATTTGAAAAAACTCGTTCCGATGCATTTGGTTCAGAGGATTTTGACTACACATTCATCCTGAAAGAACAATTTAAGTTCAATGAAGATAATTTGAATTCGCCTCAGCTTGATGCGATTGAAATTATCAATAAGAAGGCAATAGTATACGAAGCAAAGCGTGAAAATAAGGTCGCTCTTCAACACATTAATCAGCTTTACTGTAATTGGATTTTGAGTATTGACGCAATTCGTGAAAAATATGTAAACGTCGAAAAGGTTATTCCAGTGCTAATTATTCATACCGAGAAAGATGGATACGTATTGACTGAAAGTTTGAAAACTAAAATCAAGAAATTGAGTGACAATTCTAAAGTTGGATTTCCAATTGAAATTCGAAACTATGAGAACGCAGAACTATACAAGTTTAAGTGAGTTCCATCTTTTCGACAGCATAGTTTCTTTTTTTGTACAAATCAAGTCTCTGTTGAAACTGTCTTCTAAAAGCAGGATCGACAATATCAATGATCAACGGATCTATTTTACGAACCGATTTATCGACTCGCAGAATGCGTCCAACAATTTGGTCTACATCTGGACGAGATGTTGCAATAACAAGTGTGTTTAGAGTACTCACATCAAACCCTTCTTTGCACATCTGATAGGTTGCTAAAAGAATGCGCTTTGTAGAACACCATTCTGCTCTCTGATCTGCCTTGACTTTACGTCCAAGAATACATGCAGTTTCTTGAATTTCGGGTGGAAGCATATCGTATAGAGTCTGTGCGTGATCTACACGATCAGTTAGAACAAGAAATTGGCGTTCCTTTTCTTCGTTAATATCGAGTAACAGTTTGATAAGAAATTCATTCCGAGGTTTGTATTCGACTACTTTATTTACCATTAGTGACGTAAACATAACACCGGCGTGATTTAGAATAATAGAATTATACTCATCATCTTTTGGATCAAACTCATACACTTCAACTTTAACGCCTTCATCAATTTTATCTACTGAATTTGACTTGTAAAGCAGAGGACCAAGAAACCAATGAATTACATGCATCAAACCATCTTTGCGATCAAGAGTAGCAGACAGACCTAGAACGTGTTTAGAAGTTAGTTTTGTCATTGCGTTACTGAATGATTCAGTTGCAATATGATGACATTCGTCTACAATTGTGAGTCCAATGGGTTTAAAAGTCTTTTGGTGATAATCTCTCTGTGATACGGTTTGAAGCATGGCAACTACAAATTCTACATCTTCGGTTTGAGCTTGTTCTCCCTGAACAAATCCGATTCTTGCTTTAGGGAGGAATGCTTTGATACGTTCAACCCATTGATCACGAAGGAATGTGTTGTGAACCAAAACAATTGTTGGAACTTTGAGTTGAGATGCAATATACAATGCACATACTGTCTTGCCGCCTCCCGTTTGAAGTGAAATAACACCATCGCGAGGTTCTGGAAGCAAATATGAGTTTACAACTTCTTTTTGATTATCACGAATCGTCCCCACAAAGTCCCAAAACTTGGAATCAGTTTGAGCAACTTCACGCGTTGAACTCTTTAGAGGACCAAATGTTTCAATTCCGTAATGCTTCGGCAGATACAGAAACTCTTCAGATTCTTTGTAGACTGGATAACGTTTAACAAGGTGAGGTTTTACAAACACAGAAGGAATGTAAGGTTTTACAGTCAATATTCCCTTTGTATGATGTATGTGTTCGATACTACTCTTTGCAATTTGGTAACCTCCCAGTGTAAGAGCCATTGTAGTGTACTGCAGAAATACTGAAACTATCCATTTTCTTTTTGGAAAATTTGGGTATATGGGGCGTGGATTTGGACGTTTTTCGAAGAGGTATCGGAAAAAGTTTTTTTAATAATTTAAAATTTTAACTGCTTTTCTTTGAAAACTCAAAGGCCGACCCCGCAGCCACAAAAAATTAAAATAGTTACAATAAATAATGAACACTGATATAAATATACATAGATTGTATCACAATAATACAATGAGTATGGAAGAAACTAAAGAATGGATATCTGAATCAATTGATGAAATCAAATCTCATTTTGCAAATTATACTCCCGAACAATGGGAAAAAAGATGTCCATCATGTATTTTTTGTAATGAAGAATATCAGTTTCGTCTAAGACAGAAAACTGCACATGAACTCATGATAAAAGAGTATAAAGAGCGTGATAAGCGACAACAGGAAGAGATCGAACGGCTTAAACAACATACACCTGATACACTTACAACTAAAGAAGAGGCTATGTATCATCAGTATAATCTAGAAAAGGAAGAACAAATTAAAATAATTACTAAAGCACGCGGCGCTATTTCGTTAATTAATGATAAAATATCAAAGTTAAATCTTCCAGATGTTGTTATAATCAAAAGTGTAAAGTTTTGTGGAATTTGTCAAGTAAGTACACCCGATAAAGATCATCAAAGACGTCACTTAGAAAGTCACGCCCACAAAGTAAAAGCTGGAATTATTAAGGTTGAAACATATCCCAAGACGTGTGAGCCGTGTGGATATGAAGCAAAGACTAAGAATACATGGGATATTCATTGTAAAGGGAAGAAGCATAAGCTAAGGGTAACAAATATAGAGACAGAAGAGGTATTAAAAGTAGATTAAATGGATCAAGATGGACTCTCTGCTCTTGTTGTTGCATTACTTGTATTTATGGGTGTCGCTTATGTTAGCTGGTATCACTGCTTTCGACGCTCGCGAGCGACTTCAATGTTAGATGAACACGGGATTCAGGATTTTTAGGAAGGTCCACGTGAGCTACACGACCATAACGTTTCATTTCTATTGTAAACGTCGAAGGCTCTCCTGTCTTTATATAATCAGACATTTTGCGAGATAATTCTTTTAAAGGTGCATAATTTTTATCAATACCTAAATCATACAATTGTTTCATCACGGATAAACATTCGTTTAATCTCGTCATCCTTGTATTATCTTACTCAAATGAGGTGAAAGTCGTTGAGCTTCGCGAAAGAATCGTCCTGTTTTGAAAGTTGAAAAAATACACGAACAACTTGCAAGAGTAAAAAAGTCAACTAACATATCTACATTCATTTCATCTTTTGATACGGTTAGAACATCTTTGCTCAAATTATGGTTTCCTTTCAATGAATCCTGTGTTAATGAAAGTTCACTAGCTACAATTGTATCAGGATAAAAACGTTTCCACACGGCTAGACATTCTTTATCATCAGAAACGGCTATCATCTTGACACCGTTTAATCCCCCCATTGTTGTAACATGTGATGCTATATTTTGGATAGCAGCATCTCTATTTTTACTATTTGTTCGATCTGTTCCTCGTATATGAATACCCCAAGCCTGAGCCAGCGGCAGTTTCTGCTTTCGCTTATTTAGCTTACTTATAATTCGAGGATCAATAACTCTAAATACATTAGCAAAAAATGATAAATCAGCATAGATTGTCCTGGTATTCAATGTTGAAACAATTACATCACCTGGATATTCCTTTGTTAGTTGGCCAATATGTATATCCTCTTTTAGATTTTCTTGATTGAAGTCATTGCTCAATTGTTCATTTAATCTACCCTTCCAAAATGGAGGAAATACAGTTGCATCTGCAGGGATATCATCCAAAGAATTTAGGACTGGAATGTTCACAAGTTTAAAATAAGTATAAAAATCAGAATCCCCGTGTGACCACAGCGGATCGCGCCAATCTACATAAATTTGTAATTTATGATCAAGTGCAAATTTAACTGCCATTTGGAGACATTCCATTCGATCACCAAAACCAAGCCATCCTTTTACAACTAAATATTTCATTCTTTTATATAAATGTATACAACTGCAGTTATCGAATTTCTCGGTACTTCATTACTTTTAGGAGCTGTTGCATTTACAACAAATCCCATCTTTGTTGTAGCCGCTCTTGCTATTGCAATGGGTCTTGGTGGCAAAGCTTCTGGTGGTCATTTCAACCCTGCAGTTACAGCAATGGCCCTCGCATCTGGTAAAATCGGACAGAATAAGGCTCTACTATATATGGTAGCACAGTTTAGTGCGGCTCTATTTGTATGGCTTACGAGTTCAGTTGTTAAAGTTTAAAAACGAACATAAAATAGATAATATATGAAAAAGAAATGGATCGGTTTGGTCAAATGGATGAATATGATTCCGAACAGCGTGAATCACATTATGATCTGATTAAAAAGGCAATTCAAGTATTTGAAAAAAAACTAGCAATTACTGAAGATTTTATGACAGAATGTCATGACTTAGTTCTGTCATATTATTCAAATTTTATCAATATCCCTGTAACACGGCAACCTGTTGTACAAGATTTTGAATATTTGAAATTAATGGCCGAAGCAAATTTGATGGTCATTAATATGGTAAAACCACCAATCTATATTGCAGAGTTTTATCAGTTTTGCAAACAGATCATGTTAATGACTAAACGTCTTGACGAACTAGATGCAGATAGGATGCTAGTTGATCAAATATCGGAATTATCTGTAAAAACGAATAAAAGAAAGCTTCGTAAGTAAAGAGCAAAAAAATGGACATCTACACTGAGGATGAACGCGAGTATCATATGGATATCGTCAACGATGCTATCAATTTTCTAGAGAAGAAAAAGGCAAATTTTGAAATTCCAATTGTGGAACATATCAATATGATCATTAGTTATAATGCTCACATGGACATGCTAAAGGGAATGGAGGATATCTATGATAAGGAAGAGTATGTTAAACTGTTTGAACAATCTGAAATTCTAGTTCGCTATTTGGCAGAAGTTTATCAAAAGACTGGAGAACTTAATCTGCAATCATATTATGTCTTTTGCAAGACAATTCAGAAAATGATGGAAATTATAGCAGCCGATACTGGTGCAACCAAAGATGATATTGAAGAACTCTTTCAAAAGATGAAGGTGTAAAGATTTAAGTATTTTTAACTAGTAATACACAAAGATGAATCGCGCTTTCGACCACAATGGTGTGACTGTGTCGACATCAAAACCGCAGAAGGAGCTTCGAACAGTTAAGAAGATTCTTCTGATCGATTCAGCTGATCGTGATACAGTTAAGTATTCTGCCGGTGGTGATTTTGTTGTTTATCTTCCGCGTGTCTATAAGAATATCGTATCTATTCGTCTAGTAGCGGCCGAGTTTCCTTCTGTTGCTACCGCGTTTACTCATACGTATGGTGGAGCAGTTGCTACTGGAGAAGCTATAACATATGGAGCAAACAAGGGAGCAAATGGAACGGATGTCCTTGTCTCGGCAGCATCTCAGTATTTTCTAATAGATATTGAGGGTCTAAATAAGATGGACGAGACACGCATTGGCGCAGATCGTTCATCGTTTATTGATGGTACATTTGCCAAGATTCCCGTACCTGCTGCAACTGGTTACATTGAGTACAACGATCATTCTGCACAGGATAACATTTCTCGCTACTCACCTCCTATTGAGAATCTAGACCGTCTACACATTCGTACGCGTCTCCACTCACAACAGGGTAATCAGGGATTTATCTATTGGTATTCTAGCGGCTATCAAACATTCTCAATGACTCTTGAAATTGAGTACATGGACAATGTTTTTGATTCATTTTCTTCTTTTGAGACTCGCATTAACAATCGTGCCGATGTTGATAAGTAATCTACTTCATGCGACGACCCAAATTTACAAACGTATCTAGTGTATACAAAAAGAACACACCTGTAAAAATATACAACATCATATCCTGCGATGAAGCTGCTTCATAACCAGTTCGATTCTGTTCTATCATACGAAGAATGCGATCGAGTTTGATATCGTGGGCGGCCGACTGAAATGATGGAGGAGCATATGCGAATTCTGTACCGTCATCGCGAGGATAATAAGGATTAGTTTGCTTACCCTTTGTAGATGAGAAGTCTGTCATATGTTCTTTTGTAGACGGGATACGGGCAGGACCATAATTAGATTCCATATCTTCATCAGATCCACCAATAGGAAGGGACTTCGTCAGATCATCAATCGTCTTACGATGTTTCTGTAGTGCAGCTGTCGTACGATGAACAGGTGTCGGGTGAACACGACCTTCCTTTTCAGGATCACGCTTCTGATGAGGGCCATCGTGTTTTGATGTCATGTCAAAATGTTTCTTTGGGAATGACGATCCCCAAACTTCTTCGAGACTTGCCATCTCTCACTTGTTGAAAGACTCATAGAAAAATATTAACAAGTCTGTCAAACAAATGAAGCTTTCATCAGTAGAATTAGGGGGTGTTGCTCTTTTAATAGTATACGTTGCGTTCTTCACTCACCCTCCGCCTTCTATGGTGTCATCTCTACTTTCTAGCCCCATCGGACATGGGATTGTTCTTCTGCTAGTACTTTATCTAGTTATGTGTCATAGTATGATACTCGGTCTATTTTTAGGCATTGCATATGTCATGAGTTCATCTAAGACACTAGAGTACCTCGACCCTAAGGAACAGAAGCCCACTCATGTTCAACCCAAGGCTAACGGTATTCCGCCTGCTGCAGTTTCTGGTATGCTAGCCGCTATGACTGGTAAGAAGAAGGGCGACACTCGTCTTCCGCAATCACATGGTAAGGCTGGCCATACCAAGCCCGTTGTATCGGCTCATCCCAAGCCGACTCCTCCGGCAAAAGTTGAAAACTTTAGTGTCTTTTGAGTAAGGGATGCTCCACGAACAAATTTCACAAATTGCTGCGTCTCCCTTTGTAGTGGGTGCAATGATGTTACTACTTAATGTAGGTAGCCGCTATATTGTTCATGAGTTCAGCGATAATGATGAGGAATATAGTCAAAATATTCTTCTGCGTCGTCTAACTATCTTTGCAGTGTGTTTTGTTGGTACACGCGACTTAATTACATCACTTCTGTTGACAGCTTGCTTTGTAGTTCTTGCATCTGGGTTTCTACGTGGTAAATCAACATTTGCTCGTGAGGGTTTAGCAAATCCAGATGATAAAATGCGGGCTGCTGCTGGGTTATATGGTAAAGTTGAAGCACCTGCATATGATACAAGTGTAAAACCTATGTTCTAGAATAATGGGACTATCGTCGTCTAAAGATATGGCTATATGCCTTATTATTTTCAATCCCGTACAATCAAAGCGTATACTTATGAACTATCTGTACACAGTTAACCAATTTGAACTGAAAAAACTACCAGTATTTACACTCGAGCTTGTTTTTAAAGACAGAGAACCTGAAATACCATCGGCATTTCATGTACGATGCGATTCATTCATGTTTCATAAGGAACGCATGTGTCGCATACTTGAAACTAAAGTTCCATCAAAGTATAAAAAGCTTTTATTTATTGATGGCGATGTACTTTTTACAAATAACAATTGGTATTCTGATATTTCAAAATTATTAGATACCCATGATGTTGTTCAATCATTCGAAACATGTGAATGGTTAGATTTAACGTATACGAATATTACATTGACACGCAAAACAGTATTGCATATGAAGGAACCTGTGTGGAATTACAATTATCATCCGGGATTTGGTTGGGCATTTCGTCGCAAATGGTATCGCAAAGTTGGATTCTTTGATTGGGCGATAAGTGGAAGTGGCGATACACTTTCATCTGCAGGTTGGATGAAAAAAACATTTCCTAAAATATTCAAATCTCTTCCTACCAGTTTAAAACCGGCTTATAGTGAGTTCACCGATAAGCCTGTTCCGCGTATAACATATTATGCAAATTCAAAACTTCAACATTTGTATCACGGTTCAAAAACAAATCGTCAATATGTAGAACGCCATAAGATAATTGATAATGAATCTGATATACGTAAGTTAATAACTATAAATAAAGATGGAATATATGAATGGATTGATAAAGATAAATGGAATCCTTTATTTTTAGATTATTTTCGAAGCAGAACAGATGATGACTTAAGTGATCTACCTTATAAAGGACCCACTAGTTAAAGACGAATAGACACCGAGTTCTTACCTGTTGAGCCACCCTTCTTTGCGGAAGGTGTCGTGTTGACTTTCTTAGTTGTTTCAACACCAGCATTCACTCGCTTGAGTAGATCGTCAATATTTACTTCGGGACCCTTCATTTCACGAATAGGTGCCGGCGGAGGAGGCGGAGGAGGGTTGGGACGTTGTTGAGGTAGTTTTACAGGTGACTTGATTGAAGCCGGAACCTGAGGGCGTACATTCGTCTGCTGAGGAGGAGGTGGTACCATTCCACTCATGAAGCTGGCAAGACCTGCAAGCGGATTAGCAGTGGGTGCTTGTTGTGCCATACCGCCAGCACGGATATTCTGTGTCTGTTGCTGCATAGCGGCTGTAGCTAGCTGACGAGCAATGTCGGGATTAGTGCGTAGAACTTCATCGATATTCGGAATAGGCGCTTTCATTGCCATCTGATTCGTCAAGTGAACCATGTACACCATCATGCAGGTACGAATCGGGATACGAACAAGCGGATGCATCTTGATCGACTCACCATACATATCATATAGTTCTTCGAAGTCCTCTTCCATATCAACTACATTCATCTGAGCTGACTCAGAAAGACCATCGAGTCTTAAACCAAAGGCTTTTACAAGAGGAACATTCTTTGAACTCCACTCCATAGCAGACATTCCGGTAATAAACCAGTCGCAGAACTGCTTGATGGTAGCGTCCATATCCTTCTCCTTCTTGATAAACTCTAGCTCCATTCGCATCTCTTCAAGAGGCGATTCGAGAGTGAAATTTTTACGCATAGGAAGACCGGCGGCCTGAAAGCGCTTAAACTTACGAAGCATATCATACTTTTCGCGAAGCAGGTGTTCGTCTGACATCTTACGTGGCGCCTGCGATGGGAAATACGAGTCTGCATTCATGTTCTCAAGACCATCATTAGTTCGAATAGAACCAACGTGTTCCATAGAGGGAACCAGTTTAGGACCATCAAGATCTACAGTCGGAAGATCAAATGTCATGGTCTCCTTTGGAAGATCAATATTAACACTGGACATTGCTCCGTTTGTTAGGAAATCTGCTCCTAATACACCATCCATTTATTTCATCTAAACGAGTCAGTTCTGAAAACTAGAACGCGCTTTCTCAAGTCCAATGTTAAATAAGCTTTTCCACTGGCAAGCATTTTTTTCATACGACCATAAGGCTAATACGCATTCATATTGTTCCTTTATAATGTTCTTCACCTTTTGAGGATTGGATTTCAAATCATTCAAAATTTCAATACCCTCTTCGACTGTTGAGAATTTTGGACCGGGTATACGTGCAAAATTACCTACATTTGTTCCAATTGCAAGAACACCAGATACTATTGCTTCAAATGCAGGAAGTGGTCCTGTCTCACACCAATCTTCAGGTCCAGATGTTACCAAAAGAATATCGATTGATTTATACCATTCTTTTATTTCATCTCTTGATTTCCAACCGGTTTCACTAGGATCAGAAATCGACGTATTTGTAGATGTGGCTATTTCCACAGCCATCGAAAAACGTTTAGAAGGAAATGAAGAACGTCCGCACCAACCAATACTATTTATTTCGCCGGTTCTTTCTGTATAGTTAAACATCGTATGGTTCACACCGTTCTTTACAAGATAAACCGGAGTAATTGGAGGGAATAGGTGTCGTATGACATAGCTTGTCATACCATATGTTAATCCTTCAGGAAGAGGATCTGTAAATTCAGGATATCCGTGAGATACAAACACATACTTTTTGAAATGTTCAAATGGGAAAACATGTTTTAAATAGTAATATCCATCCAATCCTGTCATTACTAAGTCAGCATTTCGCTCCTTCTCGTAAAATACATCATCAGTGTAATGCCAATCGTGATACACAATATTAAATTCGTCAATTAGATACGGTTCTAAATCTGTATGTACATTTCGAACTGCACCAAATCCTTGATCAAATATAAGAATTGTAGGCTTCATTGTATTATTCTAATTCAGCATTCCTCAAAGCTGAACGAAACATTTCTCTCCATTTCTCAGAAACAACTTTATAGTTCCATTTCTGAACAATACATTCGTACTGTTCATTTGCTATTTGTTTCACTCGTTCCGGATCGTTCTTCAATTCGTTCAAAATTTGAACTGCTTCTTCAATTGTAGAAAACTTAGGACCAGGTATTTCTTTAAAATTTCCAACTGCAGTTCCAATAACTACAACACCACTCGCAATCGCCTCGAAAGCAGGAAGTGGTCCTGTTTCAGACTGACCGTTTGGAATTGAAGTTATTAGTAAAATATCCAATGTAGAATACCACTGCTTTAATTCATCGAACGGAAGAGCGACCCAGTCGATGGGATCTTCAAATGGAGTTTTACAACTAATTTTTAATTCAGTTTGAAATTGCTTAGCTATTTCACGTGCCCAGTTAAACTGTTTGAACCATACACGTGGAGCTCCACACCAACCAACTACATCCGTTGATCCTGAATGTTCCTTTCGAATAAAATGGTCAAGTTCTACACAATTTGGTGTAAAAAATGGTTTAAGTTCTGGAGAAAACAAATGTTCAATTGAACGACTCACCATTCCATATGTAGCGAGAGGGGATGGGATAATTCCCTGCATTTCTTCGAAACCATGGGATACAAATATACACTTGCGTTTATTACATGAAGGATTAAATTCGTTTATATAATGCTGACCAATATACACAGATAACACTATATCGACTGAATCACATATTGTCTTAAACTCCGAATGATAAGTGTACTGCCAGTCATAATAAATGAACTCAAATTCGTCACACAAATACTTTTCTATATCTTTATGGATGCGTCCAATTGCCCACGTTGGTTCAGCATAAATCAAAACTTTTTTCATTTGTTATTTTCTAATACCCATAATCCTTGTAAAAAGGAATCCGCAAGATCGTCGCGTTTAGGGTGCTTCATCATATGATCTTTTAGTTCCTGTGTAGGAACCAGTTCTTTTGCGTGAAGAATACCGGTACTCTTACGACCTTTATAAGTTTTTGTTGAATCTTGAACTGTTATCATATTTGTCAATTTATGAATTGCAGAAACACCTTTACATTTGAATCCTTGACATACATACCACATATGAAGCATGGCCTGTACACAAAGCATACGTTTATCTGGCTGTTGTTCAAAACATACAAGATCAGCACCTTCCCATAATTCACGACGAGCTTCTAAACAATGAGCAATGGGTCCAGCCAAATCAACTACTGATACTTGTTTTGCGGATTTAACACAGCGTTTCCAAACATTCGCACAGTAATGATTATATAGCGCAAATACAAGTGTCTTCTTTGTTGTTCCGCCATCAATAGAGTTCTGTGCAGCTTCAACTTTTAGTTCTTCGATAGTTTTCTTACTTAATGATGTTTTAGAAGGAGGTTTTCCACCACCTTTGGTTTTATGTGTTTTACAACAATACGAAGATCCATCAAGTTTTACCCAGTTAGCAGGCTTCTTGCATTTGAAGCACTTTGCAGCATCATGTCCCGCTGATTCGGCCATCACATCTATCAAATCCCAATGAACAATTTTTACATCATGACGATCTTTGCCTTCAAGAACACAGAAAGCCAAATTACGTAACCCTACGTCAAATGATACAAGTTTCATACCTTTATGTATTAAAACGAATTGTGTTTAAAGCAATAGGTCTAGAAGCAAAATACAATGGATCATAATAAGTTCTATAAAGTGAAGGCTACAGGAGAGTATCTGGGACGGTTCTGTTTTGCAAATGAACACTATCCTGACGGGATTGATCGTCCTCGTGCAGGTACTTTGATGTACTTTATGCCAAACAATTGGAAAGAATGGAATTATCTCAATGGAACCATGAGGAAGTATATAACATTCTTTAACGAAGACCACCCCGATATTCCGGATGATCTTGAGGAGACAGAAGAGAAAAAATGAAAACGGATTTAATAATTTTTTGGTTATCTAATTCTCAATAAAATGACTCTATGTAATACGGTTTCTTGCACGTTTGATGCAGTATTCTACAAGAATGGCGTCTTTACTGATATGCGAAGCGTAGATAAGTGTGAAGCTACATTTCTTAAGACATCTCTAGACTATGAGCTGAAGACAGGTGAATTTGAAAACATGTCAATGACTACTGACGTTACAATCAAAAACCGGTTTGGTTATCTTGCACTTGACTCTATCGTCAATGATGACGATCTCAATCGGTTTCTCGACTACTGGGTATTCCCGTACTCGCGAAAGCTAACAGAGGGATGGACTGTTGTTCTTAGCATGATTAAGAAGACAGTCTATGATAACAATGGACAGGCAATCGAGAGCGAGAGTTGGTAAAAACGAATAATTTTTTTGTAAACGGCATGTATATTAAAAATGGAATACATCACAAGAACTTACAGATTTGAGGTTCTTGCGAGCAATAGTTTGTTTTACAACCCTAAAGCCAACCGAAAAGTGGCAGAAATGACAAGTGTCGAAGAAGAAGTATTTGAAATTGAACTCATGCAAGAATTATATGAAGAGTTCGATGGTGATATTAATATTGCAATAAACATGAAAGATCGAACAATTCGAATGCTAAAATTTAGACCATCTGCTCTTCACGATAGTTGGGAAACATTTGCTTTTCGAAACAAGGGTATTGCAATAACAAGTAAGTATCACATCCGGCTTGTTGAAACAATGTAAAGAGCAACCATAAGTGTCATAGCTGCATCAGAAGAAGGATCATGGGCTTCACCTAAAGGAAGAACTTCACGCAAGTGACGTTTTTTACCCGTTTCGTCTGGTATTTCGTTTACAATGCAATTATAAGTTCCCTCTAGTTTGGCAGTTCCACATTTAGCACGACTTTGTAGATTCCACTCTGCAATATCATATATACCAAGAGGCTGTTTATAGGGTATTTTGTAGTATTTACAAGCATTTTCAAGAGCTTCTATATCACTTTTACCTTTAACGATGATCAGTGATTCTGAATATGTATCTAAAAATGTTTTATACCACGTTTTTGGTTTATGATGTTTCTTAATGTTAGAATCATTTAAATACACATCAATACCTTCCTCAAGTATGTCATGTTGATCTTCAGGCAATGACTTCTTATAAGCAGAAGCCCATGGCATCACCAATGTGGCTTGAATAATGTCAAGTTCTTCTGCTGTTTTTTCGCTCACAGTTGCAAACTGTGATGATATAAATGAAATATCTAAATCCGGCGGAGAAAGCGTAACAAAAAAGTGCTTATGATACTCCCAACTTCCGTCTGTATTTTTTGTTAGTGAAAACCCGCCAACTTCGCGAGGCATAAAAAATTCATCTGTCCCAGAGATTCCTTTATATCCGGTGTTGCCATATACTCTCCAGAATTCACAATCAAAACAAAGTATTGATTTATGACTACCAGCTAATGTATCCAAATATTTATTTTGGATCTTCATTATTCTTAGGCGGTAGCTTTTAGTAACTGAAGGAGAACAGTCTTGGCATCACGCTTGCCATACGGAATACCTTTCTGTGTCAAGAGTTCTTGTAGCTGCTTTACAGTTTTATCCTGTATATCATCTACATCCGTCTTCTCTGCCGTTGTAGCTGTAGGAGGCGGACCTTCGACTAGTTCAACGTCATCTTCATCTACAGATACACGATCATCTTCCTGTTTTACAGTCTCTTCCTGTACCGGAACTTCAGGCGCAGTATCTTCAACCACTGGAGGAGGTGTTAGAGTTGTCGAAACAACCATTGCAAGACCTTGAACATGTTGGAGCAGACGATTCTGCTGCCAAAATATATATCCCATCATGCCAGAGAGTACAAAAATCATAGACGCAAGAACAACAACAGCTGCGCTTAGAAAGTCCATTTATGAATTGTACTGAAGAAACCTTCTTTCTTTAAACGTAAAGAATGCCCACGCCGGATGCATCTGCATTCACACGTCAGAAGAAGCTACAAGGTGCTAAGAATCAAGTTGCCAGTACCAATCAAAAAGTTAGCACTAGTTTATATCAATACGCCCCTAACGCTACCATCTCACCTGTTTTTCTACCATCTTTTACTAATAAATTAGTACGTCCGCGTATAGGACTACTCGTTCGTTCTATTCAAACCAATAGCACTATGTTCCTCGGATACAGGCCTAAGTATATACTTTAGAAATCTTCGTCACAGCGAATTTCCATGTCATGTGCACTCATACCAACACCAGGCTTAGAATACTCACTCACCTTCTTCTCAAAGAAGTTAGTTTTTCCTTCGAGTGAAATCAGATCCATAAAATCAAACGGATTCGATGCCTTATAAATTTTAGGACATCCAAGCTGTACAGCAAGACGATCGGCTACAAACTGAATATATTGTGTCATATCACGAGCATTCATACCAATCAGAGAGCAAGGAAGTGCTTCTGTGATAAACTCAGTTTCACACTCCACTGCATCACGAATAATTGTAACAATTTGATCAGATGTTAGCTTATTTTGCAACTTGTGATACATAGCAACTGCAAACTCGGTATGCAACCCTTCATCGCGAGAAATGAGTTCATTTGAGAATGTCAATCCGGGCAGAAGACCACGCTTCTTGATCCAATAAATAGCACAGAATGAGCCACTGAAGAAGATACCTTCTACACATGCAAATCCTACGAGACGAGTTGCATAATCGGTAGGCGATTCAATCCAATTAATAGCCCACTGAGCCTTCTTGCGAATAGCAGGAATCGAATCGATTGCCCGAAAGTATTTCATCTGTTCATCCTTATCTTTCACATACTGATCAATGAGTAGTGAATAGGTCTCCGAATGGATACCTTCCATTGCATTTTGGAGACCATAGAAGAGACGGGCAACCGGAGATTGCACTTCCTTCTGGAAACGCGTTGCCAAGTTTTCCTGAACAACTCCATCCGAACCGGCAAAGAATGCAAGAATGTGCTTGATAAAGTATTGCTCGTTTTCACTTAGCTTCTCCCAATCTTCGCGGTCTTTGTTGAAATCAATTTCTTCAACAGTCCAGAAAGAAGCGACTGCCTTTTTATACATTCTATACAAATCCTGCTCAGAAGCCGAAATAGGGAACAATGTATAGCGTTCTCCCAAAGTTACGTTAGAGGGGTCGAAAAGGGGCTCCATGCTGATAGGGCGAGAAAAGGAATTAAATGATTCCATCTTAGTAATAGTTAAATGCCGGGCGTTGGAAATGATCCATTTTCCGGAAGTAGTGTGCAAAATGTTCTACAGCACACAATTTCACCAAAAATTGTAACTGATGACGCTGGCACCGGGTACGTTGTAAAGACAGATCTAATTAATGTTGATAATGTCTATGTTAAAAATGTCTATGCATCTGGAGGTATATTTTCGAATGGAAATCCTCTAGGAGGTACTCCAACATTATCTGTGACCGATCTAAATCCAATTAACGTGGGTGTTGGATCTACACAAATTGGCAATGGAAATAAAACTATCGCAATTGGATCAAACGCTGGGAAATCTAGCCAAGGAACAAGTTCTGTTGCGATTGGCGATCAATCAGGATATACATCGCAGGGCAGTTATGCTGTTGCAATTGGACCAGGTGCCGGGTTTACATCACAAGGAAATGGATGTATTAGCATTGGATCAAGTTCCGGCAGTATCAATCAAAATGTTAATGCAATTTCCATCGGTAGTAACGCAGGAAACTCTAATCAGGGATCAAATGCAATTTCCATCGGTAGTAATGCTGGATCAAATACACAGGGTAACTATGCTATATCTATTGGAAATAGTTCAGGAACTAGCAATCAGGGATCAAATTCAGTTTCCATTGGTTACAATGCCGGAAATAACAATCAAGGAAACACTTCAGTAGCTATTGGCAACGAGGCAGGTAACATCACACAGGGTACATCTGCGGTATCTATCGGATCTGGCGCTGGAAAAAGAAATCAAAGTATTGGTTCGGTGGCTATTGGATCAAGTGCCGGAAACACAACACAAGGTTCGAATTCTGTGGCTATTGGTAATCTCGCTGGAAGCACTGATCAACATGAACAGTCAATAGCTATTGGATCTTTGGCTGGAAGTAATGGACAACTTAATCGGGCGATAGCTATTGGTGTTGTCGCTGGTCAAACTGATCAAGGTAGTGAGACTGTATCCGTTGGTTATAATGCCGGTAACAGTAATCAGAATAATCTTGCAGTAGCAATTGGAAGTTATGCTGGTAAAACCAATCAAGGTACATCATCGATTGCTATTGGATCTTTTGCTGGGATCACAAGTCAGCCAAATAATTCTATAGCAATCAATGCAACTGGAATTAGTCTAATACCTGCAAGTCAACAAACATGTGTAATCAAACCGATTCGCGGCGATACGGCGACAAATTTGATAAATGCTGGTTTCAAATCACTGTTCTATAATCAGGCTACAGGTGAACTATGTTTTTCCACTAATGCAGTTTCCGTGACACAGCAAATTTAATTGAGTTTCTGAACAAGTTTGTGAATAGATAACGCTGAAACGCCAGATGCTTCTGCAACAGGTTTTACTGCTGTTTTTGTCTTTAGTCCCATAATATAAGCAACTACACCAGCCACAATTGTTTTTGGTGTATTTTCAAACTCGTCTTCCGATTTAGTTGAAATAGTATACAACAGATCCATAATAGCCTCTCGCTGTTTGTCATTGAGGTTTAGAGAACTACATAAACGCTCGGCAATTCCAATTTGCGTATCAAGTACTGTATTTTCAGTTTGAACAAACCGGGTAATTGCTTTACAAAGACTGCGAATATTTACATTAAATAGTTCAGCAATTTCTTCATGACTTCTCGAAGCTTGGTGGTTGCGACATGACACAAATAGAGCCGCACCCATCAAAGCACGGCGTGTTTCACCTCTTACTTTCTGTGCTTCTTCCAACCCTTTATAAAGAGCACACGCATCAAATAGAATTGACTTAGGAAGTCCTACTTTATTTCCACAAAGTTGAATTGTTTCGAAGATTCCCATCCAAGAACGTTCGCTATTAGATGACAAAGACCAAGAAGAAAGTCTTTGTACTGCTTTCATAGACACATTTGTAGACGAAATTCCCTTATACGATACGATGGAACCATACGAAGACTCTGGTAGAAGTTCAGAGGTTGTAAAACCCGTACGACACTGATCTTCACCTTTACTATCTTCATAATTTCTCCATTCTGCTCCTTCATCAATTAGTTGTTCAAATACAGTTCCACAATTTTGACACACGTGTTGACCTTCGTCAACAACAAGAGAGTGATTACAATCCATTGGTGTTCTTATGCTACAGTTTTACTCTCATTCGTTTTACGCGGAGGAGTATATGATAGTGATAAATCTAGAATTGAACCATGTTGAGGAAATATAGACGCAAAGTGCTTTCCGAAAGATTCATTATAAAGAAACTTCAATTTCTCCGTTAGATCATCCATAAAGATAAATACAGCAAAAATATAAAAGATTCCTGAAATATATCCATCAACCAATACATCCAATGACTTACGAACGTAAAATAAAGGAGGAGCAAGTTCAATCATATGAGCACTCCAAAATGCAATAACAGATAATATAGAAATTTCAAGACCTACATCTGCTAGTTGAAATACAACTGAACGTTTCTCCCATTCATCATTGTACTCATCAAATAGATGATAGAGTATAAATGAAATTAGGACACCTAATAGTGTATAAAAAATAGCAAGAGCAGCTGCGTTTGCTGTAACACGCCACGTTTCGTTATAACTCATTTTTACCCAACCCATGCTTATCTTTCATCGGGAAGAAATGCTATGGACGCCGGATCATATACTTGAGGGCGATAGTTTGTGGTCAGGATCGGCTTTCCACCGTCACGAGTTTTTACAGCTTTTATCCATGAAATGAAAAGATATTTTGCATCAACTACCCATATCCAATAACCTGCACGAGAGAATTCGCCTACCAAATACTCAAGCGCCTCTTTCAGTGAAAACAGAGGATATCCGAAAACATAAGTAGGTACGTCATATAGAATGTAAGGGGCGTTTGTATTATGAATAGCTTGCTGACGTATTTTTGCTTGAATTTGAGCTATTACAGGAACCATTGCAGCCATACGGTTATCACGCCGCTGCTGCTGTTCTTGCAGTACGTCATTTGCTCGTAGCATTCTACTCTTACTTATATAAAATGCAGAGGCATTTTACACGACTTGGTCTTGGAGGAGGAGGAATCAAGGGAATATTACACGTCGGTGCTCTTCAAGAATTAGCAAAATACCAAAAACTTGAATTCCCAAATGGAGTGTATGGATGTTCTATTGGAGCAATTATTGGAGCATATATTGCTTTTGGTCTACCGGTTGATAAACTTTCAGAATTAACAAAAAAACATTTGTCTACAAAAAACTTTATTCCGTCAATTGGATTGTATGATATTACATCGTGCTTATCAAAGAAGGGTTTATTCTCTATGACTCAATTTGAAAAAACCGTATGTAATGTTTTTGATGAAGCAGGACTAGATATTCGTAAAAAAGTAATCGGTGATTCAAAAATGCCTTTATTTATTGTAGCGTCGAATGTTACTAAAGGAAAGCCAACACTTTTCTCAAAAAATGTTCCTTTACTTGAAGCGATTAAATGCTCATGTTGTATACCAGGAGTATTTAAGCCGCAAGTTCTTTATAATCAAGTGTATGTAGATGGTGATTTTTTTAGTCCGAATATTAGTGGTGTTGTCCCAGTTTCTGACGATACAATTATACTAACACTTCCTCGCGAACGAACAGTTGTAATTACAGCAGAGACAATTGATTCAATTTCACCATTTGATTTTGCGTATGATTTAATATCTGTTGCTACACATCAAAGTGGTGCTAAAAAGAACAGTCCGTGTACTTTACCACTGGTATATCCAATGTTAACATCGACATCTGATCTGGAAAAAATGGATATAGTGGATATATTTAAACATACATCGTCTAAGTTACGCCGCTTTCTTCTGGCCAAGAATCTGTGTTAGAAAGGTTTCAAGACCCGCAACAGAAGGTCTTCCCTTAAAATCGTACAATTTACTATCTGTTTCCAACTTGAATGTAGGATAACCTTCTATTTTGTAAAGAGCACTTTTGCCCTTATCAGAATCACAATTGATTTCTTCAAATATTATAGAATGACCTCCAAATGTGGATGGAGTATTTTTTAGAGTTTCTTTAAGTGATGCCCAAACAGGTTGAGCTGTTTTACAGTGAGGACACCAAGGAGTATAGAAAAACATGAACTTTGCCTGCCCAGTATCTATTCCATTGGGAGTAACTGGTGGCATTTGGTATGTGGCGACACCCGGGGGGAACCCTCTGATAACCCAGTAAATACCAATAATTAATACAGACGCAACTATTGCAATTAATAGTTCAGTCCACATCCTTACGAAATGACGGATATAATACTTTTATTTCTTTTCTGCTATTTTCGAAGTAGTGTCTGTACGCTTCTTCGGAGCTGGTTTCGTGGTTTCTGATAAGATTCCACGCAATTTTGAATGTCTGGGTTGTCGGTTCGTAGGGTTTCGCGTTGATTTTATACCAGCTATCTTTATACCGAACAATTTGGATACTATCTTTGTCCATACTGTCGGCTTTTCTGTGGACTGTGCCTTACTTTGTTTACACCACTCTGTGAAAGTGAACTGATTGCCCATTGACAAGTTGCATCGTGAACAAATGGGAACTAAGTTTGAAATATCAGTTTTACCTTTTTTTGACTCAGGAACATTATGACCACACTGAAAATCAAATACAGTCATAGTATTGTTACACCAATCAGTTAAACACTTGCGCTCAAAAACCTTTCCAGCATGGACAATCCAAACTTGTTCTCTCAATGCCTTTGGTATTTTTTGCTTTGCCGACATTAGTTATTAAAGTTAGATCAGAGAAAATGCCTAGGGGAATCCCACTAGGTGAGCACCGATACCGAAGCCTGAGCCAGTGCGGGCAGAAGCACCAACACTCGGGGCATATACGTCTAGAATAGCAAACGTGGCTACGGCGACGAGCGCGATCATGCCAATCTCGGAAAGCTTCATCACCTTACCGGGTAACATAAACGCAGCAATGGCCACCGCGAGACCCTCAAGAAGATACTTTACCGCACGACTTACTAGGTCACCCATGTCAACACCCATTCCCTGAGCTTGTTTCTGTTCAGGCATTTTATAGAGTTTGCGAGAGAAAATATTCGTTTAAAGTAGATATGCGGAAAACATTTCGCATCCTTATAGATGATGATGTTGCAAAGAAATACTTTATTCATAATCGCGACACAATATCTCTTGCAATTACAGCTTATTTGAATGATCCTGATGGTTGGTCAAAATATGGGTATTTTTTTGAACCTGTGACGGAAAGGGAGGATATTTTAATTCGTCTATCGTCACCAAGAACAGTTACAAAAATATGCGGATTACCGTCTAATTTATCATGTGCTGAACTAGGAGGTCATAATATGTATTTGAATGCAGATCGTTGGTTTCGTGGATCTATAAAGAGTGGTCAGGGTGTTGAAAACTATCGCCAATATATGGTATCTCACGAGGTCGGTCATATTTTGGGCCACGAACATAAAAAATGCCCCTGTTCCGGATGTAAGGCGCCAATTATGATGCAACAGACGCTCGGTATTGACAAGTGCGTTCCAAATATAAAAGTTCGTACTAATAACAAATGAGTGTAGCTCAAACTGCAATAACAACATTTGCGCTGATATGGGCTATTGGGGCATATATTCTACAGATGTATGGTGCGTATACCGCACAGCAGTCGAATTTACACGATTCCACTGGTGCATCCGGACATGAAGTGGATGCTGGGTATGTATTTGGATCGTCTGCTATGAATATTTTTATAACATTGTATTTACTATACTATATCTATGCCATTCGTTATGATAAGCATGGTGATGTATTCAAAGTAGTTAGCACAGCTATTCTACTAATTGGCTTAGCACTTGATATTTTCTTATCGGTCTATATTGTACAGTTAACACCTACAACGATAAAAAAGGAGGTGTATCAATCATATGATTGGCTATACATTCTTGGTACTGTAAACTTTCTTGTCCGTATCTTTTTATTAATACAATTTCAGTGTTCTGACGTATTAGCTCGTCGATTTATAAAGCCGGCTGCTGTAGAACAGCCTAGAAAACAGATTTTACCTGGAAACACGGGTCCTCGCCCCGACCGTGGTCCCAATCCGTTTGTAAAGAATGAAGAAGGTGGTCGTCGCAGACGTCGTCGTTAAAAAAGTATTTTCATAGTTGATTGTCTAATATAAACAAATGCCTGTAGAGTCTTTCCCTAAGAAGGAAGACGATGGTACTGTAATTGACTATCTTGATGAAGATCCGGAAATTCCGACTCAGCGTTATTGCGTTATTTCATTTCTCAGCCCGGAGAAGGTTATCAAGCAGAAGGCTGAATTCTTTAACGAGAAGTTTGTTGAGTTCATGGACTATGACTGGAAGGTAAAGGGTATGGAACATCTCATGGCTTTTATTGCAAAGAAGTATTCTCTTAAAATTGAGGATCTTTTTGCCGACATGGCTGAGTTTACTAAGGTACACAATGATGAAGTAAAGAAGACTGATGTACATGAACAGTATCAGGTTTTCCTACTAAAACATGAGAAAGAGCTCGAGACACAGTTTACGGAAAAGGTTGAGTTCCGCACTAATGTTCGTGGTGTAAAGGTCCGTCGTACTTTTGCCAATCTTGAGGAATGTCAACAGTATGCCAAGGTTCTACAGCGTCGTTATCCCAAGGATAGTCTCTATGTTGGTAAGGTTGGTTGCTGGCTACCGTGGGACCCTTCTGAGCATTTAATGCCTGAAGTTGAGTATGCCGAACAGGAACTCAACGAGATGATGCGCAAGTACAAGGAGAATGAAGTAAATCGTGAAATCTTCTTCGAGGAAGAGAAGACGCAGAAGATCGAAAAGCAGAAGAAGGAGAACGAGGAGCGTCGTAAGAAGGCTCTAGCCGATGCTAAGAAGGATTCTGGTCTCGTTGATGCCGAAGATCTATCAGATGCTATTTCTAGACCGGTTCACCCGACGGAGGGAGCTATGCGTGATCTATAGACTATAATATAATGGGATGCCCGTATGCTTTTATTTTTGGAAAGCCGAATGAAGGCCCTCATAGTATAAGATTTGGAGGATATGCGGTAGTGGACAGTGTTGCAACTATTTTAGTAGCAATATTGATCACGTATATCTGGAATATCCAATTATGGAAAACTATAATTGTACTATTTGTTTTGGGTGAAATTCTACATTATATTTTTGGCGTTCAAACAGCATTTCTCACTACGCTGAGAATTACTGTTCAATGCTAAGAAGTTTTTTTGACATGCACCCAAGGACCAGCGTTCTTCTTTTTCATTGTTTCTGCGTTATAATCATCTGTAGCCAACATAGTACTCGAGAAAGGCTTATTATCAACCCATAATGAGTCATCGCACATTTTAAATGCCGGATGATCGCTTGCCTTATACCAAAAAACTTGATCTTCAAGGCGATTCGACTGAACTCCGTTGCAGATTACAAGTCCTTCAAAATTCTCTGTACACTGATCCATAAACTGACAAAACATGTCAAACGTGGGGAACATACCTGCATAGTTGTCATAAATACGTCTGCGATTGTTTACAATGCTTTCACGCAGAATAAACACAAAGTCTACGTTTGTACGTAAATTAGGTGTGATACCTAGAGGATACTGCATAGTAATGATTGTCATTAAATCAATGTGACGACCATTCATAAATACATAACGTGTAGATTCTTCTTTGATCCAACTAGCATCATATAAACAGTCATCTAAAATTAAGAAAGCACGAGGATCAATTGATGAGTTACCACTACGTCCTTTATCTTGGTTTCGAGCTGTCTTTACACCTAATTGGCGCTTGATTACATTCATTACAATTTCCGGCTTATACTTGTCATGAATTAACTTAGAAGGAACCATATGTTGAAAAAATTCATTGGCGACCTCAGTTCCTGAAATAACAGTTCCAATCGGAAATGCCTCACGTGTATTGTAAAGAATATCACGTACTAAGAAAGACTTACCAGTGTCTTTTTTTCCAATAATAACTATCATCGGCGATTTGCGTGAATCAATTTCACATCGATCTCTAATTGTATCGATATTGAACTTCTTAATATTAAAGTTCATATTAAATATACCGCGTGAAGATTTTGCTTTTGGATTGTACACGAAGTAATAATATGCTGAAGCGAAAGCAGACGGAATTAAAGGCATCGTCGATTCCTCTTTCACTTCATAAGTGGTCGCTTTCAAATATACGTACATCAGCTACTATGCATTGGAATATTGATTCTATACAACCTTTTTTTCCTTCACTTGAAATTTTATTCAAAACAAATGATGTTGAACTTGTAGGAGATTATGGAATACGATTTGATGAAGAAGTTTCTTCCATTTTATCCCCAGACTCGATTCGTACATCAAAGTTTGAGAAGAGAACGGTTCATTGCAAAACGACTATGATTTTAAGTCCTTTTAAGTGGATGCAGGGAGAATACGGATCAACAATTGGTCTCCCGTCTTCGTCCGGACAGTCAACAGAAGTATCATCAAAGATGCAATCTCATCATAATGCTGCATATGTTGGAAGTTTGATATCAAGTGTATTGTCGCAGTCAAAATGCCAGCATTTCCCCAAGGTATATGGTGTATTTAGTGGTCTGTCAAAAAACCATACAATTAATATTTCAGATGACTACGAAGACTTAAGTGACCGTTCGTGGTTCAGTGCAAACATAGGAAAGACATTTGAACTCAAACTTGCAAATGGTGTTCGCGATGCAATTGAATTCCAACATACTCGTACGTCACGACCGCATCTAAGCTTGGGCGAAGCTGTAACACTCGATGGTATTGAGGACTTAGACGCAGATCATATTGCAGAAACTGAAGTAGCTGATTTACAACAATTACTCGAAGAATCCGACGAAGAAGATAATGAGAGTGATTCATCTTCAGTGTCAACATCTTACATATTTAAAGTGACATCTTGCGATTGTGACGAAGAAGATGAAGAAGGATCAATGGAAGAAGATAACGAGTCAGAAGAACCATTTGCATGGGCATCATTCACAAATGTTCCGGTTCACACTACTGTCATGGAAAAGTGTGAAGGTACGCTATACAAACTTATGACTGAAAATACAGAAACTGAAAAACATCTTGCTTGGATCTCTCAAGTTATGTTTGCCCTTGCTTTTGCTCAGCGCAACTTTGGACTAACGCATAATGATTTGCATTCCAATAATGTGATGTATGTTTCAACATCTCAAGAATTCCTGTTTTATAACTGCAATGGTTCTTACTATAAAGTTCCTACATTTGGTTACCTAATTAAGATCATTGATTTCGAACGTGGTGTAGCTTCAATTCGTTTATCAGGAATGAAAGAATCTAAAACATTTATGAGTGATCATTTTTCTGTTAACGAGGAAGCAGGTGGCCAGTATAACAGCGAACCATTTTATAATAATAAATTTCAGAGTGTTCGACCGAATCCATCTTTTGATCTAATCCGTCTTGCTACATCAATGTTTTGGGATCTATTTCCCGAAGGTCCGGATCACGAAGAATACAAAATGAACACATTATTTAATTTCTTTACACGTTGGCTAAAGCAAGATGATGGGTCTTCCATTATGTTTGGAAAGAAAGACCCTCATCATGATCGTTATCATGGATTTCATTTATACAAGGCGATAGCTCGGTATGCAAGAGATAGTGCAATTCCTCGTAAGGAGATTGAATATTTAAAGGCTATTTATGGTATAGAAAGTCCAGTAGGACTTGGTGATATTCTTACTATTGACTAAAAAGTAGGAATTCCTACAAACATGTCTTGGACAGATGGAATATCAACTTTTGTTACCGTTTCAGTTACAGTACTTACAACATCAGATGTCGTCGCAAAAACAACACCTGATGTTAAAAGACCACCAAAGAGTGTAAGTTTTCCCGCATCAATCCAATCAATCGGCTTATCCTTAGACTTACGCTCAAGAGCATAGAGGATGAAAACAACTAGAGCAACAGCAATTGAACTTATAACCAGCATCATTTGTGTTCGTTTACAGTGAAAACTTACATATTTAGAACGAGCGACTCACCGATTTTTGCCTCGATTTCCTTTAGAGGATCGACTTCGGGTTGAACTGCTACAACTTTAGAATCTTCTACAGGCTTATCAAGTTCTTCAATATCAATTGATTGAGTTTCGTCAGAAACCTTCATCTTAGGACGTTCCTCTTCTTCATCTTCATCAGATGATTCTTCCTCATCTCGAACATCTTCAAACATAACCGACTTCGAAGCAGGAGGCGGCTGAGACGGAACTTCGGCAGGTGTATCAACAAAGTAGTTTCTTGCAATTTGCTCCCACGGAAGAAATGTACGAATAACTTGTTCCATACACTCACCAATGATCTTCTCTACATCCTGGCGATTACGAGCCTGTTGCTCAGCTGCTACACCCACAGTCTTAAATAGATAAGCAACCTGCCAAATCTTACGAGCCGAGTGCTTGTATAGTTCGTGAACAAACTTGGTAAAATTAGGACGTTCAAATTCAATCTTGATCTGCGAAGATGAACCACGGTAATGTAGGGATGCAAAGGACTTCATATATGCAATAAAAACACCCATTAGTAGGTCATCTAAGTATGTACATTTTGTTACCTTTACAATACGATCTACTTCAGTAGATAGTGTAGCGTCTGACCACTCTGGAATACGTGTAAGCATGTTCTGGAAAGTGCGTAGAATTTGATCAGTCTGACCATTGCTTTCGCATAACTTCTTTGATGAATCATAGATGCTCCAGAAGCCTTCGGAGATAGGAGGAACAAGAAGTCCTGTCATGTGCTCTCGAAGGTGATTCTTGGCAAATTCTGTCTCGCTCATTTGTTTGACTCCGTGTTTTCATTGTAAACTCGTGAACGCAAAACGGATTGATAAAAATTAAGATAGTGCAATGTAACTACTATAACAATATAATCTAAAATGTGCGGATGCAATGCTGGCGTAAGTCGGATTGAGTTCGGAGGATACTCTACACAAAATTATGATGGTGACTACGTGTGGGTGACGACTACATGGAAATATACCTGCAATCAGTGCGGATACTGGTGGACAGAACGGTACTAATTCAGTGAACTCAAAAGCCTGATCAGTAAGATCAGGTGCTACCCGACGGCCAACATCGGGGGTTAATGGTGCGAAGACCAACCTTTTTCATTTGCGGAATGATACCCCTTTAGACGAACTGGGCTTAGAATAAAAAATGCCGGAGTACATTGTCGAGGCCAAGACAGTTCAAACTGGAGCTGTTCGAACTCTCAAGGAGGCACTCAAGTGCATTCTAGTAGAAATGAGTCTTCTTTTTGATAAGGATGGTATCCGTATGATTGCTATGGATAACACTCGTACCGTTCTTGTACATCTTCGTCTATACGCAGATAAATTTGAGAAGTATGCGTACAATCACGATTCCCCTAAGTTTCTAATTGGTGTTAACACTGACCATCTATATCGTATTGTTCGTACGGCTACCAATGACGACACAATTACATTCTACATTGACAAGAATGATCCAAATACGCTAGGAATTCTGCTAGAGGATGGTGATCGTAAGCAAGTGACTCGTTACAAGCTGAACCTACTTGATCGTGATGAGCCTGACATTCAGCTACCCGATACTGAGTTCAGCACCCATATCACGATGCCCTCTCTAGATTTTCAGAAGATGTGTCGTGACATGACTCTTCTCGGAGCAAAGACGGTTGAAATTAAGAACGTAGGAGCTTCGTTAACGTTTGGTTGTAAAGGACATTTTGCATCTCGAACAACTGTGATGGGTGATGGAGAAAATGAGTTCAGTATTCAGAAGAAAGCGGGAGATGAAATTGTAACTGGTAATTTTTCACTCCCCCATCTTGTTCTCTTTACAAAATGTACAAATCTCTGTAATAACCTAGAAATTCACATGAAAAACGATTGGTTCCTGATGATTCGGTATGTGGTTGCCAATTTGGGCGATATCAAGCTCTGTCTGATGCCTTGTTCAACTACTTAAATCAATAAATATAAATTAAAATAATGGATACCGAAACTGCGAATATTATTTTAGTTATTTCAACTACAGTTCTACATCTATGGATTATATATACAACATATTTCTGGGTAAATGAATGTATGTGTTAAAAACTATATATCAGATGTTCGCAAATTTTAGAAATAAGTTCAAGACCAAAACATCCCACCCATACTGTTTCCGCAACTATTAAATAAGTTATAAAGTCTATCAATTTTATATTAAAAAATTTATGTAGAACTTCTCCAATAATTTCATAATAAGGGGAATGTGTTTTGGTTAAATCCATTTCTGCGACTATAACTACACAGACTTTCAATACAACATGTTGTACCCAAATTAAAAATAGACATATAAATATTAAACATTGAAACCAAAAAAATGGATAAATTGTATGCGAAACAATAACGCAAATAAAAATAAAAATACTTAAAATAATATGAATTGTCCCTAAAATATAACCCAATACTTCACCATCTGTAGTTAACCATTGATATAAGAATGAAACCATATTATTCAAAAATAATGCCATTTTTTCAATTATTGCTTTTCGGTTAACATCAATAATTATCTGCATTGTATTTACTTAGGACGAGCTTTATGGGCTGTGTACGTAACATCGTCTCCAATCTTTACATATTTCATCCCGTGATTCAGATAGTCATTCGTTGATACAGTTGTAGTCGTGTTCCAAATCTTCAAAATCGAGAATGGACCCTTCGGCGATACAGTGATACCTACGAGAGTTTCCTTGCGATTCACAAGTAGCTGATTGGAAACACAGTGAACCATCATGTCTACAAACGCAGCATGAATTTCAGATGCTTCAATCTTCTTAGACCACGCGCCTCCTGCTTCATTCTCAGGAACATCCCAAAGAGGCTCGAACCCATATCGCATAAAGAAGAACATACCCGATTCCCATGCTTCTTTGGAAATTGAATCAACAACTGACCAAAACTGTTGAGGTGTATTGACATCTGCAATCTTTACATATCCTTTTAGCGAATAGTCTTTATTGTCGGGATCGTGATACCACAAAACCCAAGTATATTCAAATGGAGTTTTCTCCATTTTGTAATATATATTTTTATCGTTAAAAATGGATTCGTTTTTCATATTATCAAAGTAATAAAAACATAATGCCACTAACTGTGGAAAATGTATACTCTGTCCGATTTGGTGCGAAGCTTCCTTTGCCCCAAATGGTACAGGGTAATATTGCAAAACTCCGGATTGTTCCGGTAGTTTACAAACCCATCCGGCCAATGCATATTAAGCACACCGGATTTAGAAATAAGCCCGCGTTGTCCGCGAATTGGAGAGAAACGGCACTTATAGACGTCGTTCGTCGCGTTAAGGAACGCGAAGACCCGGAGTATTCCGAAATATTCAGTATTCTCAACAAAATTACAGCTTCAAATATGGAAAAGCTTTCAAATGATGCAGTTGGTTATATTCAAAAGCGTGATGATCAATTTCGTCTACGAGTAACAATGCTTTTGTTTGATAAAGCTATTACGCAAAATGCATATGCATCTGTAATGTCAGACTTTGCTAAACGTCTCTCACTTGTATTTCCAGATATTCTGGATGATTTAAGCAGTCAGATCGAACTGTTTCCAAAATTATATAATATGACTGAGACATTCGTATTCCCGGCATCCGACGATATCTCATTCGACAAAAAGGTGATTGAATGGTCAATGCAGAAAGAAAAACGACGAGGCTATGCCAAGTTTATCATCTATCTGTATAACCATAATCTAATTGCAGAAACGATTGTAGAAAGATCTATTCAACTTGTTCTGAAAGATTTGGATGATATTGTCCGAACTGTGAAGACTCCACAAGTCGAAGAGAATGTCACTCAGTTTGTCGAATTTCTTTCAGAGACGGCAAAGTTGATTCCCAAAACCTCAGCGACTCTACGTGGAATCCTGCGCGATGGTATCAATATATTTCTAAATACGCCTAAAGAAGAACTAAAAAATTTAAATATGCGATCCCGATTCAAGATGGAGGATACAGTCAAATGCGTTCAATAAGATGAAGGCGAAACAGGATATAGAACAAATGTCTGCAGATTCTCTACCTTCACCGAGTGTACTACTACGCGCTGCCCAACTTTCAATGACGGAGGATAAGCCTCTTTATTTTGATTATTATCGCGAGAGTGTTGAGAAGAAATGCTGCATCGGCGTCAAGGACACTACGAAGTATCTAGTTAAGTCAGATGATGAGTACACGTCAACGATTCAGTCTGTTTTTCGTTGCGAAAACTGTTTTATCGTGATGACGGAGAACAGTCTATATATTGTATCATCCGATATTCCGGTAAAGAAGATCGTATCATCATCTACGGATTAACAAAGTAGAGTAATAATGGAATTACTTTTTCCACCACCTCATTATTTATTTTTTGAGCCACTAAATGACATCGAAACGCAAAAGGCATGGCTAGACTACAAAACAAAACATGAATCTACTTGTGAATTTTACGAGATCGATGCAACAGAAATGAATTCTGTTGACACATTTTCATCTTGGTTTGATAGTTGGATAGGTCAAATCCCTAAAAGACAATCGACACGATTTCGTATTTTGCTTATTTGGCATTCTGAATTTTTGACATATGCGTGTCAGCAAATGATTAGAAGATCACTAGAACAAAAATCATTTAGATCACGTGTTTGGTTTCACGTTGAAGATCCAACAACTATACAGCCTGCTATCCAAAGTAGATGTATTATAAAACGGATTTCAACATACTTTCATAGACCAATCATAAAACAGATATGACGTCTATTCGTGTATTTACTGATGGTGCATGTGAAGGAAATGGTAAGAAAGGGGCTCGCGCTTCTTATGCTTGTTGGTTCCCAGAAAATAAGGAACTTTCAATTGCAAAACGTGTACCTGAAGATGAAGCTCAAACAAACAATCGCGGAGAGCTTCTTGCAATTTCTGAAGCTGTCAAGATTGTACTTTCAAAGTTTTCTTCAGATGAAATTGATTTCAAGATTTACACTGACTCAATGTATTCGAAAGATTGTTTGACGAAGTGGATTCAGGGATGGATCAAGAATGACTGGAAGACTGCTGCAGGTGGAGTTGTAAAGAATCGCGACATCATTGAAGAAACTTCTCGCAATCTTGCGAAGTTTAAGTCTTACATGATCATTCACGTAGCAGCGCATACCGGTGGAACCGATGAGTTTAGCAAACATAATGAGACAGTTGATAAGATGGCAGTTCACGTTCTACATCCTGAAGAGGAGATAAAGGTAGTTCAAAGTAATAATGAAAGTCCGATTGAAGGATGTCCACTTCAACTAATGGGTCCTCCGGTTTCAGAGAGAACCATTATTGACTGGTGTAAACTAAATTTGAGCAAGCTCGATCAAACTGCACTTAATGCTGCACTTATGTCTGCTCTTTCAAAAACTGTTAAGAAAAACGGATTTGAAGTTGTGAAACAGAAACTTCACAGAAACAACCAGTATCGTCTGGTATCTGCGAATCATTTAATCGCAGGCAATACTACAATAACCAAAGAAGAATGAAAGCAGTAGCTTATCACTACTGGGCTGCCGATTGCGGCCCATGTATGAAGCTAAAGCCGAGCATGCTTGAAATGAAAGAAGAGTTTGAAGATGTAGACTGGGTCTCGGTTGACGTCCGAAACACAAAGACTGATCTGATCCAGCGCTACGGTGTTGGGCCGATTCCTTGCCTCGTAGTTGTCGTAAAAAATAATGAAGGTAAAGATATTTATTCCGAGAAGTGTACCGATCGTACATCGATTACGTCGTATTTCAAGGTGATGCAAAACGCAAAGACATATATTAAAAATACTACTCAGCAATCGTCGACGTAATTAATTCACCATTTTTGTATGCTTCACATACAAATTGGTTGTCATCAGAAGTACCTCCTGAACTACCACCTGTAGAACCTCCTACTGGCGGCAGAGCAGAATCACTTGAAGGTGCGGTTACTGGACCAGTTGATCCTAAAAGATTTTTATTTGATGATCCGCCGTTATTGGGTAAACTAGAGAGTATAGCAGGAGTTGCAAATCCAAAACTTAACCCAACTATGGAACCAATAACTGCCGAAAAAATAACTGGAAGTATCATATAGTAACCACTTACGGTATAATATTCAGACTTCCAGCATCCATTTGTAGATATAAATAATCCTTGGATCAACAGTGCAACTGCTGTTAATCCAACCAGACCACTCACTGATTGTCCAGGATTACTAACTAATATAGTAGTTAGAAAGTAGAAGAACAGTGAGAAAATGATAACAAACGACTGAGGTGCAACGATACTTTCTAAATCTTCAAACCCGGGTACAGTACATCCTCGATATACTCGAGTATATAATGTACTTATATTACCGTCATATGATATATTTTCCTGTAACTTCTGTGTCGTAGAACCAAGAAATTTAACCAAACCCATACTGATTAACTTATTCACTAATACACCCACAATAGCCGCTACGCTGGAAATAGATTCTTTAAACTGCTGTGCAATAACATCAGCCAATATTCCCACTAAAACATATGCTACCGGAAGAAACATAGCAAATATACTAGCATATTGAAAACGTTGAGTCGGTATAGACAGACTTACACCCATATTACTTATTTCTCAGATACAAAATACTGCTAGACTACAAATGAGTGTGTACAGCTCGTCGACTACATGGCCGGCATCATGTTCAGTCTCCAATCAAAGTCCTATTAATTTATCGCAATCGAGTGCGAAACCCTGTGATTTAATGTGTGAGCTCGTGATGGATGACGTTATGGTCCCACAAGCAAATGTTGTCGTTAGTGATGAAGGTTTAATTTTAGATAATGAAGCTGGTCTTGGTTCGTGTAAGTTTAATGGCGAAGGTTACACATGTACAAAGCTTGTTGTGAACCATCCCAGTCATCATACGATTGAAAATATTCAGGCTGATGCAGAAGTGATTGCAATTTTTACAAACCCTACCGGTAAGTTTCTTTGCGTAAGTTCTCTCGTTCGTGCCAATTCGGCCCAGACACCCGCCACTCATTTCTTCAATTCATTTGTAGGATTTGCTGATACAACTAAGCAATACACAACCGTAAACCTAGGCGAAAATTGGGGACTTAATATGATGGTTCCTCCTGCTGGATCTTACTATGTATATGATGGTTCTATGGTCTTTCCTGGATGTGAATCTGCAAAATGGGTTGTTTTTAAGGCTATGATCAATATTGATCCGAACGATTTCGCCAATTTGGTAAAGACTAACTCTCCTGGTTCTCGTCCCATTCAACCGTTAGGTGACCGTGAAGTTTTTTTCAATGATATTGCCTCTTTACCCGGTGGTCCTATGCCTCATGATAATAAAGCGTATATGCGCTGCAAACGTTTAGGTAAGAAACAAGATATAAAGCCGGTAAGTGCTCCCGATGTAAAGTCAAAGATTACAGCTGTTTCCGGTGTTACAAAGTTTGTGTCAGATATGTATACTAAAAATGAAGCAATGCAGGTTCTTGATGTAATACTTTTAATAGGTGCAGTTGTACTGGGTGCTTATGCAGCATTTCAAACGAAAAATGCTGAATTCTTAGTTATGCCTGCAATTTATGTCGAAATATTAGGTGTTACCGTACGTCGTTATATATTCTATGTTTTTACAGCAATATACGGGTTTTATAAGACAATATATGATGCTATTTTTAATCCCGCAGCGTCTGTAGCGGCTGTAGAAGGAAAAACGTTAGGCACAGCTGCATCAGCACTATTATTTGGAAATAAGTTAACAAATTCTTCTAATTAACGGCGTTCATCCCAACATGTCTCATTTAGATCCTTCTCAGGCCAAACAGTCCCATCCTCTTCAGGAGTAGGAGGGCGATTTGCAATCTCTTCTATATTCTTTTCCTTACGGCGTCTGTTTTTACTGTAATCAACTACCTTCCAGACACTATCTGCCGGGATATTTAGAGGTTCGGTCTCATCTGGTTCAACAAAATCAGTCGTTTCAACGAAACGATGTGAGTTGTTAAATGTTGGCATCACGAAATGATTAGTCCCGGCTGTTGTTTTTTCAAAGTCAGCCATCTGCTTTTCCTTTTCTAGCTTCTGTTGTGCATCTGTATTCCACTCCTTTGCAAGATCACTAAACTTCTTCACACCTCCCCAAACACGTAGATTTGTAGATGCAGGTGCTAGAGCTGGAAAATTGTTCTCTGTCTTTTCGAGCCCCTTCAGGCGTTCATCTTCCATTTGCTGTTTCTTAGCAGCTTTAGCTTCCTCCGAGATCTTCCATGAAGGAACCCATTTAATATTATTGAACTCGCTCATTCTATTACTATTTTTATTATTGTAAGTAACATAATCCGTTTTTATAAAAGAAAAACGGAACTCGATCGAATTATAAATAGTATTCGTAAAATGGTGTATGCGGTTTCTATTTCGCAAGAAGGACTCGTCGGCGAAGTACAAATTCCGCCAAAAACAACAGATGTTCTTGAATGGATTCGTAAGAAATATAAGAATCAGAGTTATCAATTTCAAGGTAATCTTTCCCATCCTCTTAAGGAAAACTTTCAGCTAAATCTATTTGCATGTATTGCAGGAGATGATGATTCTGTAAATCAACATCTTCTACCGAGTCCATTCGATGAAGAGTCTTACACTGGCCATATTGTTATTCTTATGTCTGAAGACGATGAAGAAAAATATAAAACAACTGCATCTGAGTACACAAATTTACGTTCAGACGATTATGCTCTTCTTTATGAAGAGTGGAACTTTGACAATGAAGATGATGATGAAGATGACGATATAGAACATGAAGAAGATGAAGAGGAAGAGATTGAAGAGGCTCCTGTTGTAGATGAGGACGCAGCTGTAAAACAGGTGTATCCAGTTCGTCTTATTCAGACTAAATCGAAAAATGTATTTATTGAATGCGCTATTCGAGATGTTGTAATTCGAAATTTTCAAGAACTAATTGGAGATGAAAATATTGTAAATGAACTTGAACATTCAATTCTACATGCCGTGAGTGATGAGTCAATTAAGGAGGGGATTGAAGTTGATTGGGGAAATCGTATTTTCTGGAACATGTATCGAAATCGAGCAATTTCTCTTTATGAAAATTTACGTGGTTCGGACAGTTATGTACAAAATACCGAAAATTGGCTTCAAAAACTTAAAAATAATGAAATCAGCCCTCGTAATTTTGTACAGCTAAATTCAGCAGAACTATGTCCTACTCGTTGGAAGGATGTTGTTGACAGGGTGATCGAGAGTGAGAAGAAGCTGTACTCGAAGAGCGAGAGTGCTTCAATTATGATGTGGTGTTCTGGTTGCAAGAAGAAAACTAAATGTGACTATTATCAGATGCAGACGCGTTCGGCAGATGAGCCGATGACAACGTTTGTGACGTGTCTTGAGTGTGACCGTCAATGGAAGTTTTAACAACAACAGGAACTGGTTTTATTTGAAACCGAGGACTAAACTCTTCACGGTATACATGAATTGGATCTAATCCATTTGTAATTTCAGGCTTTGTAATATCTGGAGTTGTAGCGTAAAATTTTTGACGAAACAGTTCAATCACAGTATCTGGTATTTGTGGACTTGTTTCCATTAAACGATCTAACTGATCACGTATAACCTTCAACATATCTTTTGCAGCCATTCGTTCTGAACGAGGAAGTGATAATTCAATCATAATGAAACGGTGTATTTTTGAATACGTCATTGCAGCTGATTTATGTGATTCAGATCTCTTACCCCATCCAAAGTAACTTGATACAGTATTCAAAACACCAACGGTTAATGACAAGCATCCAATCGCAAGACTAGCTGTACTAGCTAATCCCGGAAATATTGTAGTTGATCCAATTGATGCTGAACCAGATATAGTTGAAAGTAAAATTGTAGGAAGTGTGATATATGTATCCATACGCGTGTAACGTTTTTGCGAATTATTGTGAAGCCATGAATAGCATAATGCTCTTTCGCCTTCTTGAGAAAGAATTAACTCAAGTTGAGAATTCCAGGACACAGAAGTGGGTGATTCGTCCATATTTTTAACGCATGAATTTTCATATAAATAACGTAAACATTACAAATGGACGAAGTTCGCCAAACGATTAAAGATTGGATTTCACTAGACGACGAAGAACGTAAACTACGTCAACAAATTAAAGAGATTCATAAGAAAAAAACAGAAAACTCTGGAGCAATTCTGGAATTCATGAAGGCAAATGAAGTTGATAACTTTGCGATTGAAGGAAACGGTGTAGGAAATATTACTCGCTCGGTTCGCACATCTCGACCTGCTCTAAAAAGATCCCAAATTCGTACTCAACTTCTTCTACAGTTTGCAGATCAACCGCAACGTGTGGCTGAAGCTCTTCGTGCTATTGAAGGAATTCCGGAGGGCGAAGATATGTCAGTTGGCGGAACACAGCGTGAACTACTTGTACGACGTATTCCTCGTGTTAAGAATACCGTAGTACTAAATAATTCGTAGAGCATCCTTTGCGGCCAATTGTTCTGCTTGTTTCTTTGTAGGTGCTGTTCCGATTCCAATATGGTTTCCTTCTTTATCTAACGCAGCCATAGTATATGAGTTTATAGATGAAGATACGATTGCGTATGTAGGTGTATGATGAAATTTCGATTGGTACATTTTTTGCAGTTGTTCCTTAAAGTTCCGATTATTTCTCAAAATTTCAGGAATATCAATATATGTTTCAATTAGTGCTATAACAAAAGAAGAAACGATTTGAAAGTCATTTCTTGAATCTAACCAAAGTGCTCCAATAAATGCTTCTAGGATATCCGACAACTTTTTAGTATTTGTACGACCACCACAATTTTCTTCATTGTGTCTTGATATGATGTAAAACTTATCAAGACCCAACTTTTGACTTAACTCACCAAGCTTTTCATTACAAACGATTTCCTTTTTCAAATCTGTAAGAAATCCTTCATTCTCTTCGGGAAATCGGCGAAATAGATAAGTAGACACAGCTGCTCCCAAAATTGTATCGCCTAAATGTTCTAGTCGTTCATATGATTCATCAAACAAATTCAAACAACTTCTTGGGCATTCTGCAAGATCAGTTTCTTCACCAGTTGGTGTTGTATACTTCTGTTTTTTTACATATGACGAATGAATCATTGCAGTTTGGAATAGGCTGGTATTTTTAACAGTAAATTCTGTTCTATGTGTAGACAGAATTGACTGAATGTCTTTTTTTGAAAACAGTCTATTGTTCGTGTTATAAGGATTATACAACATCATTATTTAGTACCCTTATGCTTTCGGCGGCGCGTGGTCCGTTTTTTACGACCACCAGTGGGTCTAGAAGGAGCAAGATGAGGCCCAACAGTGTCTGTTATCTTTCTAAAATTATCAGACACTAATTGATGTTTGATTGGGCTCGCAGTCTTCAGTTTGTCGAGAAACTTGGTTATATTTTGTGCTGTTTGATCACTAAACTCTGTAATAAAAATATCAGCTTTGTCTGACTGGGTACGTAAAAAATCAGCAAAATTATCCAATATCGCAGGAACTGCCATTATTATATCAAATGTTTTTACTCCGCAACCGTTCGGGTGATAGCAAACTCATCTGCCAGAAGTGTGGCCTTCTTATTCGTTAGAATGTAATTGAAACAATCAGTTGAGTTAGAGTTTTTGGTCGAATCAAAGTAACTTTCTAGCATAGCTTTTAGTTCCCTCTGTGAGATAGACCAAGGTTTGTTCCACGTATGGGGACGTTGGATTCTAATGATTGATCCATCTTCCTGATTTTTTAG